GCTACCCTTGCTGCCCTCGACCTAGACAGCCGAGAAGTTACTCCCGCCCCACGCCTCTGTCAAGAGGTCGCTGGGGCGGGAGCCCTTCTATTCGTCCGGGTCCCGCATAATCCCGAACAGAACGCTGATCCTGTTGGCCTCCGCCTTCAGCCCCGCCTTGAACGACTCGTTGCCCTGGTTGATGGCCGCCTCAAGGATCTCGACATGCAATTGGCGCAGCGCGATCTCGATCTTGACCCTCTTGGCGATCGGCATCCCGCGCACGACGTGCCGCAGGTGCCTGTGGGTCTCGCCGCTCACAGCTGCGACCTCACCCAGTCCTCGGCCCGGCGCACGCGCTCCACATGCTCGGCGTACTCATCGACGATCTGTTGCCGTGTCTTGCCGCTCTCGCCGTACTGCTCACCCATCTGCTTCCGAGTGCAGTACAGGAAGGCCTGCTTGGCCCGATAAAGATCGTCGCCCTTGTGGTCGCTCAGGGCGCGAAGGATCGTCGCCTTGATCTCAGTCTCGTTCTTGCTCATGGCTTCACGCGGGCGAGGAGGGCGCGGAATCTCGCAAGTTGCTCCGTCGTGGTCCCGTCTCCAGAAACAACTTCCTCCAGCGCCTCGCGCAGCTCGTCGCGCTCGCGGAGGAGACGAGGAGCGGCGGCAGCAAGTTCGGTGTTGACTAGTGTCTTGGGACTGAACTCCCACTGCTGATCGTTCATGCCGCGAACGTCGAGCGTCGTATCCAGCCCGCAGTAGACGTGCAGATCGACGATTCCTCTCTGCATCGTCCACGGTCCCGGCGTGTGTCCTGCGAATTCGTTCGGCATCTTCACCTCTCTTTGGCGCCGAGATTGGCGCTCGCCGTGTCGCATCAGCGGCTGCCGATGCGGACGGGCCAGCGCCCAGCTGGCTACCCTTCGTGCTGCACGATGATCGTCATCGTCTCGAGATCGACCACCTGCCACCAGTCGCAGCCGCCGCCCAACATGCACCCCTCGGCGAACGCCTGCGCGAGCTCGCTGCTGGCGAACGACGCCTTAAAGTCGCCGGCACCGCCGAGCGGGTAGTAGTTGCTGCCGTAGAAGACGGCGAAGCGCGTCGACCGCAACTGCTCCAGCTTCTCTCTTGGGGTTCCAGGCGCCGGCTCCTTGAGGTAGGCGAAGCACCCGCACCGCGCGCACTCGCCTGCCGGCACCTCGCTGCCAGGATTGAGTCGCTCCCAGAGGTGATGAACCTCCGTGAGGGTTCGTCCGAGCTGCGTCTCCTTGCCCTCCCAGTCGCAGTTGCCGCACACGACCGCTGGATTCGTCATGCCCCGTTGCCCTCCACCACTTCGATCTCGTGGTCGTCGATCGGCTGTTCGCACTCCATGCACCACGCGCGCTCCTCGATGTCGCAGGCGAACGGCTTCTTGTCGTCCAACTTCCAGAACCCATCGTCGCCGGTCCCGACGATCACGAAGTTCTCCACCGTCGTGCGGACCATGATGACCTTGCTGCCGCAGCTGACGTGCTGAGCCCTCACCGCGAGACACCCACTTCGGCGTGCGGCCACTTCTTGCACGCCTCGAGGTAGTTGGTGAGGAAAAAAACCAGATCCTCGACCTTCCCCCACCCGTTCGTGGCGTTGTACTTTGCGAACCTCTCCTGGTCCCTGCCGATCCTCGCAATGGCGCCTTCCAGCGGTTGGATCAGTTCCCACGCCCTAGTGCCCGCCTTCGCGTGCCAGACCGGCCAGTAGACGCCGGCCTCCTTGGCCATTTCGGCGAGGTTGTGCGTGATGTTGGCGCTAAAGACCTCCTCCGCAGCTACTGGCTGGATCTTGAGCCAGACGTCGAGACTCATGCGACGATCCTCCTCTCTCGCTGCGCCACCTCTTCGTACTGACTGATCGTCATCTTCGGGGCGAACCACAGGTCGCGCTCGATCCCCAGGCCGAAGCGGCGGTCCCTGAACTCAGCGAGCTCCGCGAGTGAGACGTAGCCGCGCTCGACCTCTCCCTGTCCGACGTCGCACAGCCCGTACATCGCGCCATCGTCGTGCAGCTCGGTGATGAGCCAGGTCCCGCTCCCTGTGGGGTTGAAGAACTTCACCACCGGCTTCGGATCCCAGCCCTCGCCGCCGCACTGCGGATTGCGCGCGTTGGCGCGCAGCTTCTCTTCGATCTCCTTCGTCAGGAGCTTCATCGCCCCTCCTTGGCGCCGAACAGCGCCCTGTCGGTGTCGTCGTTGCCGACCTTCTTGGCGAGCCGCAGAACGTCGGCGATCCAGTTGACGTTGAGGCGCATGCACTCCCTGCGCGCCTCGCTCCTCTTGGTAAAGTAGAGCGAGAGGTGACCGATCCTGTCTCGAACCTCCCAGCGTTCGATGACCTCGCAGTCGCCGAGCCATCGCGGCTCCAGCAGCGGGCCGAGGTCGTGGACGTAGTAGCGGTCCTCGGGGAGCGCCATCAGTCGGCCTCGACTTCGTCGTCGCTCAGTTGCTTGTCGCACGCCGAGCAGGCCAGCCACGTCTCGTCGACGTCGAACGTCTGGCCGGTCTCGTCGTCGTACTCATAGCTGCCGTCTTCGTCAATCCTGATCAACCGACTCGCTCGGTAGCACCGTTCGACGACGTTGACCGGACCGCCGCAGCTCTTGTGATTCACGCGACCATCCCACGGAACCACACGAAGAACGCATTGATCGTCGATGGCTTGTCGTACGTCATGCTGAAATCCCTGCCGGTGTGCCCGATGCTGCCGACCCGCTCCTTGATCGAAGCGTACTGGGGCTGGAAATGGAAGTTGAGCCCCACGACGACGTCGAACGAATCCTTCCTGTGGACGTACGCGACGCCGGTGTTGCCGTAGTCGAAGTTGATGACCAGCTCGTGGCCGGCACTCACCGCGATCTCCTCGATCTTTCCGAGGATCTTCTCCTGCATCCGCATCTGCAACCTCCTTTGGCTGCTCGTCAGGCCGGCGCCGCCACGCGCCGACAAGACCCCTTGCGGGGCCTTTCGCTAGAGGTCAGATCGTGTCGTTGAAGCAAACGTACGGCACTCCCCCTGGTAGGCATGGCCAGAGCACCCTAGCCACCTGCATCGATGCCAGCCCTAGGCCAACAGCGAGCGCCAAGAGATCCTCCGCGTTCATCTGCTCGCCCCACTGCTCGCCATTGGCGTCGAACGGCAGTTCCAGGAACGAAGCCCCGCCACCGCCGGACTTCAGAAACTTCGGCGACAGTTGTTGGATCAGGCTCTTTACTTCCGGCTCGAGCGCCTTGAGTCGCTCCGGGTGGAAGCCGAAATTCCTGACCACACCCGAGACCATCACCGCGCCGCTCGGCGGGTGATGGTCGTGATCGCCGATCTCGGCACCGGTGTACAGCGCTTGCAGCATGAGACTCGTCACGCTCGTCGCGGTAAGCAGCTTCATCAGTACTGCGCCTCCGTTGGCTTGAGCTCCCACTCGTCCTTCACCATCTTGTAGATGTCCTCGAGGTTGACGCTCAGCAGCTTCGTCTCCCCCGTGTCGTCGCGCGACACCGCGATCGCGCTGCCGCTGCAGTAGCGGAGCTTCTCGTAGCCCGCCTCCATGATGATCGCCACTTCGTCGTCGGCGAGGTGCTGCCCCAGTTCGATGAGGAAGTCCTTGTCGGGGATCTCCTCGTCGGTCTCGTTGTCGTAGAGCCACGTGGGGACCGAGTCGTAGCCACCGATGGCATGGAGGATCTTGCTGTTGTCCGCCGGGTCGTACTGCGTCCAGTGCTGGAAGTCTTCCGCCTGGACGAACGCGAGGAGCTTGTCGAACTCCTTCTCGTCCTTGACGCGGAAGTAGTTCGATCGGAACGCTCCGATCCAGTTGGCCATCAGCGCCTCTCCCAGTTCTGGACGACCCACATCGAGATCGCCCCCGACAGATCGTCGAAGCGCGCCCTGAACTTCTCGAGCTCCTCGCCGGCTGCGCACCATACTGCGCGGGCGTCGCGGTACTCCTTCTCATTCTGGTAGTCGCGCGGGTGCGGAGTCGTCGATCTGAATGTGCCCTCGAAGGCCAGCAGGCAATCGGAAGCCGTCCGCCAGTCGCGCTCGACGTTGAGCACTCCCGATCCGTTGAGGATCTCCGTCGGTGCGATCGGGTGCCGCTCGTCGGTCACTTCACCCTCACGATCAGGTCGTCCTTCATCAGCACCTGCGCGTACCAGGTGTGCATCGAGTGCGCTGGCCCCTCGATCGTCAGCCAGCCGTCGCTCTTGTACTCGAGCCCGTGCATCGAAGTCTCGTGCACCTTGAGCCCCTTGCCGACCGACTCCTTCAGCTGCTTCTTGGTCTTGTAGTAGCCCTCCATGGGCTGTGCTCCTTTCCGAGTCGTCGTTCGACTCAACGCACGGGCCACAGTTGTGGCCCGTAGGCTCAATCTCGAGACGCCTAGTTGTAGCGAGGGTTGGGGTGCTTGAGGCAGATCTTGCCGGCCTCGAGGCGCCGCTGGTCCTCGGGGGTGTTGAGGTAGTTGAGGATGCTCAGTGCTCTCACCATGTGCTTGATGGCCCACCGCGGCTGGTTGCCGACGGTCGACCACGCCTTGGCGATCTTCTGCTTGTTCATCGGCTGAACACCTCCGAATGGATGATCCTGAGGGTCTGGTACCGGCACAGCTCGAGCTTCGACTCCGTGAGGCAGCGACGAGTGTCGGCCCAGAAAGCCGACAGTACTCCCGTCTCCCTGTTGAGAACGACGATGGCCCCATACTGGCCGGCCGCCCTTGCTTCGTCGCACAGCGACGAGATCTGCCGCCGCTGCGCGCGTGTGGTCTGCGCGAAGTAGAACTTGTGTGTCGACGTCGGGTCCATTCTCATCCAAGGTCCTCGCGCTGGATTTCCTCGCGATCGACCCACACCCAGCACTGGACGTAGGCGCCGAGTGGAACGAAGTGCAGCCCGAACGCAACGCTCACCTTGGCGCTGCTGTCCACCTCGAGCACTCCTCCCTCGTGGTGCAGCCTCTTCGCTGCATTCCTGTAGCGCTGCTCGCGCGCCTTGACTCTCCTGACGTGATCGTCGGCCGGCGACTTGGTCGGCTCGCTCATCGGTCGTACCAGCTTTCCCAGATCTTCACCAGTCGCCTCCCCTTGTTGGAGTCCCAGCTCCGGATGATCGACGTCTGTTTCCACTTGTAGAACTCGAATCCCTCGACGACCCCAGAGTCCCTGAACTTTCCGCCGCAGCCTGCGAGGCGGCATTCCAGTGGTTTCATCGGCGTGCCATGGATCGTGCAGTGGCGCCGCTTGTCCCAGAACGTGCACGGCCCCGTTTGGCGGTAGTAGTCCAGTTGCCTGCGCGGCGCTAGAACGACCGACGGCCGCAAGTACCAGACCGACCTGTCGCTCAGCGACCAGTAGTCGGTGGCCAATCGTCGCGCATGCCCTCCGGCAATCAACGCCACGGCCTCCCGTAGCGTTGGGACCCCGGGGATCGAGTATTCGGTCGAGCACAGCTTCTGGCAGTGCTCGCAATCGCACTCGACACTCAACTGCTTGAGTGCGTTCACGGTCAAAATCTGAACCGATCGTCGCGGCAATCGGCGGTGCTCCAGGAGGGGTGCTTGCAGCCGCAATCGCCGCACTCGACGAGCGAGTCGTCGCTGGCCTGATTGTGGATCTGCTGCCCGAGATCCGTGATGACGTCGGCCAGCGTGCGGCCGCCCATGAATTCCTCGTAGAGCACTGCGTGCAGCAAGACCGCCGTCTTGTCCTCAAGCGACAGCTTCGGCCTGCGCGAGAGCACGATCACAGTAGGCGCTCCACCAGGTCGCGGCCGAGCTCCACCGCCTCCTCGTAGATCGGCCTCAGGTCACGGTTGTACGGCTGGAGGCCGTTGTCGAAACCCTTGAGCCGTTCCTCGTCGGCGTTCAGCTTCTCGCCGACGGCCCTCCAGATGTGCATGATCTCCTTGACCGACATTCCGTGCTGCCTGAGCGCCACGAAGATGTCGGGTGTACTGACATACGGCCGCTTGTCGGCCATCAGTTGCTCCTCTCCTCGAACGCGATCGTTCCGCCAGCGAGTAGGACTACCTTGCGCAGAGCGCGCTTCATCGCCACGCGAATCGTCGCTGCTGCCCAGTCGAGGCAGCCGCGGCAGGCGTTGAGCGATGAGCTCCCGTAATCGTAGTCGTCGCCCCTCCCGCAGATGTTGCAGGGCTTCCGCGGGTAGGTCTCGATCCTTGTGTAGCTGCCGACGTACATGGCTACTGGACCTCCGCGCCACAGGAGGCGCAGTACCGATCGTGAGTCTTGTCGTCCTCGGCCGGTTCCCACTCCTCGCCGCAGACGCTGCACTCGTCTCTGTACTCGCGCACCACTTCGAGCTGGATGTCGTCCTGAGATCGGTGGTCGCGGATGAAATCGTTGAACTCCTTGGCGCGATCGTCGGCCTGCTGCGCCTGCTGCTCGAGCGTCCACCAGTTGTAGCGGTGGAAGCTCGCCACCATCGTGACGTCCTTAAGGCGGCGGACCTTCGTCGCCTTGGTCTTCGTCTGTTCGTTCCCCATGGTCAGCAGCAGTCGAAGCGGTCGACCAGGTAGAGCCCGCCGCCCTGCACGATCAGGCGACAGCTGGCGGCGGTGTGGTTGCGCATGATCTCGAGCCCCTCGCGCACGACGTCGAGCAGCTGCGGCGCCTCGCACTCCTCGAGATCCTTGGCGACGCGGTTGGCGTCGACGTTGTCGATCTCGCTGGACAGCACCTTGGCCAAGTGCTTGGCGAACTGGTCGGTGCTGCTCTCTTCGGGGATGATCTCGCCGAGATCTCGTTCGGTGAATCGGACTGGACAGCGGTACATACTCACGTCCTCTCTGGGGATCGTCGTCCCCTGTTGCGGGCTGCTTGTCTGCGGCCCTTCCTTCGTGGTTCCCGCCGCTGCTGGAGCCACCAAGGGAGCGCCGCAGGAGCGCTCCGTCCTGCTACCTGCTCTTCTTGTTGAAGCCCCAGCTGCGCAGTCCGCTGAGCCGGCTCTTCCTCGAGGCGCGGTTACCGCGCCGCTTGGCCTGCTGTCGCTTGGCCCAGCCGCCCACGTTCTTGGGCGAGCGGTTGACGCGCTTCATCCGTGCTCGCATTTCGTCGGCTCCTCTCCAGGGGTCGCGCCCCTGAAATCGTCGTTCCTCTGCTTGGTCGCGCGATCGTCGATCGTCGTGACCACGTCGTAGATCGCTAGCGAAATCGTCGTGGCCAGCTCGAGCTGCGTGAGCGTGACGGTCCTTGGCCAGCCTTGGGCCTTGAAGACTCGGTCGGACCGGCGACTGCCGGCTGCCACGATCTCGTCGGTGCTCATGCTCGACCGGGCCATTACGCGCGCTCCGGATTGTAGAGCTCGAGGCCCAACCAGGCCAGAGCCTTCATGGTGAGGATGAAGCCCGCCACGAGGATCACGCTCCTTGCGGGCAGCCGATCCAGGTCCTCGATCGCCAGGCGCTCGAGCAGGTAGATGGTTGCCGGATACTGGGCACAGTCGTTGCGCTGCTGCTTGAGCCGTCGGAGGCGGATCACTCGGCACCCTTGATCGGCGCCGGGTGCAGTTCGATCTCGTGGGCGATCTCGATGCTGGACAGCAGGTTGTTGGCCTCGTAGAGCGCCGACCTGTAGTGATTGACGTCGTTGTGGTCGCCGGCGGCGAGGGCTTCCTTGAGGCGCTCGCCGTTCTTGGCCACCAGGGCCTTGAGCCCGATCTCCAGCAGGTTGCGTTCCCTCTGCGTGAGCTTCCTCACGGTCAGTGGGCGATGCTGTAGACCTGCACGAGCTTCTGGACCGGGACGAAGGTCCCGACGGTGAAGGCGCGGCCCTTGCGGCGGGCCTCCTCGTGCTCGGCGACCGCCAGGGCGATGGCGAGAGCGCGCTGCGTGCGCCGGCGCTGGTCGATCTCCTGCTGCTGGGGCGTCAACTGTGGCATGGTGCTGCCTTCCTTCCTGCGGCCGCGTGGGCCGCTGTTGGTGCGGTGCTGGACCGCGGTGCTTGCGCTGCTTACGCTCCCGGCGCTGCTTACGCGCCGCTGGAGCGCTCCTTGAACTCCTTGAGCTCCTTGAGCTGGGAGCGCCGCTGCTGTGGGCGCTGCTACCGTGCTCGAGGCGGGTGCTACTGGCCAGCTGGTCGCTGCTATCCGTCCAGGCGCTGGCCAAAAAATCACGCCAGTCGGTCGACAGGGCTCCGCCCGCGCGGCCAGCTCGGCCAGCGCGGGCGGCTAGGCTAGGCTCGGCGCGCTAGGCTTCGCGCAGTCGGCGCGCTTGCTCCCGATAGGCTTCCAGTTCGATAGCTTCGCGCTCCCGTTCCAGTTCCGCGCGGAGCGCGCGCCGCAGACTCCCAATCAGCGCGGCCACGTCGGCGCGCAGCGCGGAGCGCGTGCGGTTGCGGTGCGCGCTGGTACGCCGCGCGCGCGCAGCGCCGACGATACCGGCCGCAGCGTGCGCGCGCGCTAGGCTTCGCTGCGCGCGCTCTGTGCTGCGCGCGACCAGTTCGGCCAGCGCGGCGTGCAGTTCGGATTCCAGTGCGGCTGCGCGCTCTGTGGCGTTGGCCAGCGATACCGCGCGACGCGACCAGACTGCGGCAAGCGCGCGCTCTGCACGGTCAACCGCGCTGGCCACGGCCGGACTGCGCAGCCGCGCGCGCGCCGCACGTTCGCGCGCTGCGCGCTCTGCGCGCTTGCGGGTGGCGTTCGTTCGTTCGTTGCGATCCATCCTAGGCTCCCTTCGTTCCCTCTGCGCCGCAGCCGCGCCGCGACGTACAGGGAACGGAACGGGGCGCGCTCTGCGGTAGCAGCGCGCCCCGTCCTAGGACTACTGCGCGCCCTTCGCGCGCTTGAACAGGAGCGCGCCGACAGGCGTGTCCGACTTCGGCGCGATGACCGCGCCGCCCGCAGCGCGCGGCGTGACGGTGACGCCATGCGCGCGCAGCGCGTTGACGGCCGCCGCGATGGTCGCGCGGATGACCGGCTGCGGCGCGCTATCGAGCGCGAACGTGGCCAGCGGGTGGCCGAGAACGGCTTCGCGCTCGGACTGCGAACCGTACTCGGTCAACGCCGCGATGATCGGCGCGACGCGCTCGCCGAACGCGACCAGCGTGGCCAGCGCGTCACTGTCGGCTTCGGCTGCGGCGCGCTTGCCGATACCCTTGGGGCGCGCGGCCAGCGACACGGCCAGCGCTTCGGCGCGCTGCAACGCGCTCTCAATCGCTTCCACTACGGGGTTGCTCTTGCTCACGGCTGCTACTCCGTTCTGTGCGCTATCTCGCGCGGAAGAATTCCGTTCTGAGTAGGTCTCGCGCACGGCCGGATCGTTTCACGTCTCCTAGGGAGTGTCAAGCGGTAGTCCTAGGGTGCCGATATGGGCTCTGGGCTCTGGCATGGATCTTTCCTGCACACTCTCGGCTCCAGAATGCGGCGGTCTGGACCACGAGGAGTTATCACGGATTCGGACTAACCCTAGGCTAACTCACCTAGAATGAGGGAGTTTTGAGCGGTCAAAACCTTGGGAGCTCGCTCTCTTGTGCTCGGACTGAGTAGAACGGATAGGTACGGATACCCTACCAATAGGCGAGCGCCGAGTTAGCGTTGTGTACGCTAGAACTACGCTTAGGATCGAGCTCTGGAGCGTAGTGAACACGTTTGAGCTGCGAGCGCGAGACCGCACAGGAGCGCGCAGGAACCTCGAGCGCGGGAGCGAGCGCGAGGCTCGGAGCGGGTGCGGATCGGCGCTCTGCGAGGCTTCTAGGCGCACGCGCACCGCCAGCTGGAGCCCACGCCACCCAAACGCGCGGGCCTGGCCGGTGCCCCGTACCCCCCAGTCAGAAAAAAACGATGAATCCTGACCTCGATCCATACCCTAGGACTCGCCTCCGAATTCGATCTCGACATGGGTCCGACGTCGCGTCGCGTAAAGCCTGTGCTTTAGAAGCTTCTTATAGTCTCTACGTAGTAGGTGAAGTACTCCGCGCACGCGCGCGTAGCGAGAGTCGTGCCAGGTTGGAAAACGACCCCATCAGTCGTACCTGAGCTCGAGCGGAACGCGGCCCATGCGCTCTGGGTGGCGCTTCCGACCGGTCTCGAGCCAGAACCACCCGCAACACGCCACGCACAACGGCTCACGCAGGAAGAACCGCATCCATGCGTCGATCGTGGTGATGAATAGCCCGCAGGACCTGCACCGCGGAAACGGTCCCCCGGGTGCCCCGCCGTAGTACCGGTAGCCACCGCCCAGCGCCGCCTCCGCCCACATCTTGCCGCCCACCCGGTCCGTCATGGCGCCGGCTTCTCCTCCAGCTCGAGCAGCGTCGCCACCAGATCCTCCAGCTCGCGCATCCCGTCCGCATACCCCCGCTTGTAGGCCGCCACGTGCGGATTCTGCCCGGGCACCTCCGGCGCAGCGAAAAACGTCGCCCCGCCGTAGAAGAGCGACTCGCCCGGGACGCCACCACGCTGGCCCTCCGCCCGCGTCGCCTCGCTCGCGGCAATCTCCGCCGCCTGGTGCAGGATCTTCCCCACCCAGTCCGCCACCGACTCCCCCGCCGGCCGGCGATTCATGTCGACGATCAGGAACATCAGCCCTCCCTCAACTGCAGCATGAACCGGTCCGAATGGCCGTCCTCCCGCAGGGCCCTCACCGGGATCCCATCGTGCCCACCGCCCTCGAGGTCGACCAACGCCACCCGACGGTAGCCGAGAAACGGCGGCATCACCCGCTCGAGCTCCTGCAACTGGCGCGCCGAAAACCGGCCGTGCCGCTCTTCGCCGACGATCTCGAACCAGCCGGGATTGCCCGGCAACCGCCTCCAGAGGGGCTCGCTCATCCCTTCGACTCCTCGTACTGCTCGCAGGTCTCGGCCGTCCGGATCAGCTTCACGAACCTCCCTTGGCTCAGCCTCATCAGGTCGACGAAGTGGCGCTCCGGCTCAGGGAAGAGCGAGCGCTCGCAAGCGATGTACGCCGACTCGCCCGGCGTCAGCTCGCTGTAGTCCGGACTGCCGAAGTCGAGGCAGCAGTGCTTGCAGGTCAGACACAGAGGCGCGCTCACCGACGCACCCACCAGCTGATGCCGATGATCACGAGGATCGTGACCCACCGAATCCTCCAGTCGTTCCCGGCGTCCTTGAAAATCCCCGACAGCGAATTTTCCAGGCCATTCGGGACCTGCACCGTCAGGGCGCCCGCGATGTTGGCGAGCCAGCGCACGATGAGGTTCAACAGGCTCAGACCGATCCAGGCCTGCACTTCGTAGACCGTCATGGCAGCACCACGCCATCGAGCGCCTGCGTCAGAACGGCCCGCATCTGGCGGTCGAGACAGGCGGAGCAGATGTCGACCTCAAGCCACTCGTCGAACATCTCGGGATAGAACCCGCTCTCGTCCGGCTTCCGGGTCGGGGTATGGATCAGGGCCAACTGGATCGTTGCCTCCGGCTCCGCCATCCCGCCGCACGCGTCACACTTCACTGCCCTGCTCATTCGCTAGACTCCTCTCCATGATCCTCGGAATCGTTGGCCACGCGGCCGAAAAGTTCACCAAGGCGACCGAACGTGCCGCCAAGGAAGCCATGCTCGAGGCCGCCCGCCGGCTCGGCGCCACCGCCATCTCGTCCGGGCGCTCCCCCATGGGGGGCGTCGATCTCTGGGCCGAAGCGCTCGCCGAATACCTCCGCATCCCCACCCGCATCTTCCCGTCCGGATCCAACCAGTGGGGTGGGCCCGGCGGGTTCAAGGAGCGCAACCTGCAAATCGCCGACGTGTCCGACATCGTGCTGGTCGTCGTCGTGCGCGAGCTGCCGCCCGACTACCACGGCATGACCTTCAAGGGCTGCTACCACTGCAAGGGCCGCAATCCACCGCACGTCAAGAGCGGCGGCTGTTGGACCGCTTGGCAGGCGAAGGCCCGCGAGTGGGCGATCGTCGGTTGACCGTGAACTGCGCAGTGATGATCAGCCACTGACCCAGCTTGCCCATCACGCTCTGCAGATAGCGCCCGCCACGGACGATCCCCGCGGCATCTTCCGTATGGAGCTGGGCCGAGAGCGTGGTGAACAAATGGTCCGGGTAGGCCCGCTCGAGCGTGGCGCGCATCACCTCGGTGATCTGGAACGCGTCCGCCGGTGCCTGACCATGAGTCGCCGGCGCCGACCGCTTCGCTGCCAGTTCGAGCGCGCAGAGCCCGATCTGCACCACGTCCTCGAACGTCACGTGCGCCCGCTCCGCGGCTTTCACGCGCCCGCGGTGGCGGTTCTTCCACCAGGTCTTGGCCAGAATGTGCGCGACCCGATGGCGCTCCACTTCGGCCTCGACCTGGACGAGACTGCGGTCGATCGGCGGGCGCTTCATCGACGCTTCGCCCTCGGCTTCGCCTTGAGCTCCTTGATGTTGGCCTTCATCATCGACGCGATCGACGCGATCGCACCCGACGACAGTTCGGCCACGACCGGTCCGACCGGGATGCCCGACAGCGGGTTCAGGAACGCCACGAGGCGCGGGATGTTGAGCGACTCCAGGCGCTGCTCCAGAATGACGCCGTCGGGCTTCTTCTCAACAAACCCGCCGCCGCCGCCGACCTGAATCACCTTCACGATGTAGTGCACTTCGGGCCTCCATGCTTGGACTTCATGTGCCGCGCGAGCTGCTGAAACGTGCGATTGCACTTCGGGCAGACGCCGGCGTGGATCCTCTTGGCGATGCGCGCGGCCTTTTTCGCCTCCGCCTTCGCCATGTTCTTCGTCATCTGGTGCGACTGTTGCTCGCGCTCGAGCGCCGCCTTCTGGTCTCTCAACTGGCGCTCGAGCTTCGCCACGACGTTCTCCACGATGTGGAACGACGGCCACTCGCACTTCGGGTTCGGGCAGCGCACGAATGCGCCGTCCTCGCGGTAGCGACGGGCCATCGCCGCAGGGATCGCGAACTGGCACCCGCACGACGCGCACTGCATCGACTCCAGCGTCACCGGGAACGACACCAACTGACCGGTCAAACCCATCAACCACCTCCAGCGAGCTCGCGCTCGAGAATCCTTCGTACGAGGTCCGACATCGACAACCAGGTGGGGCCCGGGCCCTCCCGCTCGCGGCGCAGGCGCCGCACCAGAGCAGCCTTCTGGCCCTTGGAGATTCGCGTGAACAGGATCTCGGTCAGGCCGCCGGGGGCTTTCTTGGCCGTCACGAACCGCTCGCTTCCGCCAGTGCGATCGGGATCGAGCAGCACGAGCAATAGCGACCGGTCGAGTCCACGACGGTTAAGGTTTCCGCCTCGATTCCGCCACGCAGACGGATCGGCACCAGCGACCCGTCGGGACCGAAACGATCGTCGAGGTCGAACGACCCGAAGTCGATCCGGGCGCACCGGAGGCAGTAGGGCTCGCCGGCGATCTCTAGCCCGCAGATCATCGGAACGCCGCGGGGCCGGCCGCGGCCTTCTTCGCCGTGGCCTTCCGCTCCTCCCACACCTTCGTCCACCGCGAGATCTCGGCGCCGAGAGACCTCAGGCGGGACTCGATCCAGGGCTTGAACTGCGGGTCGCCTTGGCCGCCGAAGCGGGTGGTCTTCTCCAGTTGGACTTCGAGCGCCACCCGCTCTTTCTCGAGCACGCGCAGCTGGGCCGGTTTCTCGACGGCTGGCATCAGTCGGCGTCCCCTTTGCCCATCGCGGCGGTGTCGACGATGTGGGTACCGAGCATCCGGATCGACAGCGGGTTCTCGAGCTCGACCGCCACCAGGATCTTGCTGGTGTTCAGCCCGGAGGCGATCGAGTAGTGGCGGTCGATCCGGATCTCGGCGACCTTGACGTCGTGGGCGTTCTCGAACTCACGCGCGAGGCCGGCGATCTCGGCCTCGAGGGCGTGGCGGGCAGTGTTCATCTCGGCGACGGCTTCCATATCCAGAATCGGTTTCGGCATTTGGTTCTCCTTGACCCCATGCTATCGTATGGCTAGCGGTAAAAGTCAAGGGGGTCCGAATGGGCGAAAGATTGTGCTTCTTCGATGGCCGAGGGGCTCTGGGGCTGGATGGATCGGACGCCTGCGCGCCGATCGAGGCGCCGGCCGAGAGGTACTGCTATGTCTGCGGCGAGATCGTCTGCGTCAACCACGACCGGGCCGGCGGGAAGATCGCCTACGACCACTCCCCCAGGGACCACATGGACCCCGAGGGCGGGTCGCAATCTGGACAGGAGTAAGATCCGTGCCCACGATGATCGTCCGCGAAGTCACCGCCGAATTCCGCGCGTACCACCGGATCGCCGCCGACCAGCATCCGTGCCGCGATCTCCACTCGCACATCTTCATCGTCAAGGCCCGCTTCACATCGGCCATCGCCGGTAGCCCCGTGAACGGCTGGGGAGAGGTTCCGAGCTCCGATCTCTTCGGCGCCCTGCAGTCGCACCTGCACCAGCATTTCCAGGGCGTTGCTCTCCTGAACGAAAACGACCTCGCACTGGCGGAGGAGATCGGGCGCGAAGGCGGTTCGGTCCGCTTCCTGCCCTACAACCCGACGCTCGAGAACATCGCGCGCTTCCTGGCCTGCGTGATCGTCCCGAGCCTGCCGGTCGCCGAAGCGATGCTGATCTCACTCTCGGTCCAGCACTCGACGAGCGACACAGAGACGCCCGCGATGGCCATCTGGTTGGCGGATCTCGACGCGTGAGCACCAGCGAGAACGAACTCGACGTCCTCGCGCATCAGCAGCCCGAGGGGGACGAACCCGACCCGGAGAGCGGGGCGGTCGTCCCTGAGTCGCCGGCGGAAACCGCCGTCGGGCCATCGAAGCGCGCCGTCCCGATGCCGCCGGACGATCGGCGCTGCACGGCCAAGAACCGGCAGACCGGCGAGCGCTGCAAGCAATGGGCGCGCCTGCCATCGAGCGTCTGCCGCTACCACGGAGCGCTCGCCCTCAAGGGCCCGGCCTCGCACTTCTTCAAGCACGGCATGTACTCGAAGTACCTGCCGCTCAAGCTGCGGCACAACTTCCTCGCCGCCCTGGGCGACCCGGAGCTCGAGAACCTCCGCCGGCAGATCGCGCTCTGCCAGACGCGCGAGCTCGAGCTGATCCAGCGACTCGACACCAACGAGTCCGGGGCCAGCTGGAAGGAGCTCGGCGCGCTCTTCAGCGAACTGCAGCGCGCCATCGACCGCGGCGAGGATGCCGACGCCAAGAGGGCGTTCGACCGCATCGACGAGGTGCTGGTCAAGGGCCTCGGTGATGACCGCGCCTGGGCGGACGTCCACGAGAACATGGAGGTCCGGCGCCGGCTGGTCGAGACCGAGCGGAAGCGGAACGAGTTCCTTCAGGGCAACGTGACGCCCGACATGATGGCGGCCTTCGTGGCGCGCATCTCGATCCTGATCGGGCAGGAAGTGAAAGACCGGAACGTGCTGTCGAGGATCTCCGACGGCATCCGCGCGGCCGCGTTCGGCGATCGCTACCACGAGGATGTGGTCACTGCCGAGGTCGTTGAGGCCAACGAGCAGGACGACCTCGAGGAGAAGGAGATGGCGGCTCGGTGAGCAAGATGATCGCGGTTGCTCCGGGGGAGCAGCTGATCTGGCGCGCACTCGAGACCTTGGCGGACAACATCGCGCCGGAGGCTTCGGAGCGCGAATCGCTACCGACGACGTGGACGCCGCAGCCCGGCCCACAGACCGATCTCGTCACCACCTACCGCGACACCTTCGAAGTCTTCTTCGGTGGAGCTCGCGGCGGCGGCAAGACCGACGGGATGCTCGGCGACTGGAAGGAGCACGAGCAGACCTACGGCGCGGCCGCCAAGGGCGTGTTCTTCCGGCGCTTCCACATCGACCTCGAGCAGGTGATCGACCGCGGCAAGCAGATCCTCATCCCGCTCGGCTACAAGTGGAACGCCGCCTCGCACACGTTCCACGCGCCGTCCGGCGCATCGCTGAAGATCCGCCACTGCAAGGACACCACCGTGGCGGCTCGCTACCAGGGCCACGCCTACACGCGCGTCTACGTCGAGGAGTGCGGCCAATGGCCGGACCCGGACGCGATCAACCTCCTGCGCGCGACGCTGCGATCGGCCGAGGGCGTGCCGTGCGGGATCCGTCTGACGGGCAACCCAGGCGGTGTCGGCCATGGCTGGGTAAAGGCCCGCTACGTCGATCCGGCGCCGGCTGGCCGCAAGGTCATGCGCGACCAGGAGAGCGGCAAGGAGTACGTCTTCCTGCCCTCGCGTCTCGAAGACAACAAGATCCTCACCGACAACGACCCCGAGTACGAGAGCGTCATCATGGGCGTCGGCAACAAGGACCTCGCGAAAGCGTGGCGGTGGGGCATTTGGGACATCGTGGCGGGCGGGTTCTTCTCCGACATCTGGGACGGCAGCGCTTCGGTGCTCTCTCCGTTCGAGATCCCGCCGACGTGGTCGTTCTTCTACTCGTTCGACTGGGGCAGTGCGAAGCCCTCGAGCCTCGGCATGTACGCCGCCTCCGACGGCACGCCGATCTATGCCGGCTGGTGCCGCGGGCGCGTCTTCCCGCGCGGTTCGATCCTGCGTTTCGCCGAGGACTACACCGTCTCGTACGATCGCCACAAGCAGATCGAGTCGAACGTCGGACTGCGGCTATCGAACGCCGAGGCCGGGGCTCGGATCGCCATGAAGCTCTCGCAGCAGCAGAAGTACTGGGCCTACGGCGTTGCCGATCCGTCGATCTTCACCGAGCAGGGCGGACCATCGATCTACGACCAGATGCGCGCCGGCGCCCGCACGCTGCCGGCCGACATCCCGCGCTTCGCCTTCGAGCCCGCCGACAACAGTCGCATCACCGGCTGGCAGCGGCTGATCGGCCTGATGCGCGCCGCCGGCCATCGCGAGCGCCCCGGTTTCTACGTGTTCAACACCTGCACGCATTGGCTCCGCACCGTCCCGACCCTCGTGCGCGACGAGCGCAACCTCGACGACATCGACACCGAGGCGGAAGACCACGGCGCCGACGAAACCCGCTACGCTTGCATGAGCCGCTCGACTGGCGCGAGGATCCGCGCCGTGCGGGCCAGCCTCTAGGAGATCGACATGAAGACCTCGCGACCGATCGGCCCCTACATGGAGTCCTACTTGATCAAGATGGGGCTGCCGGCGAAGCCGAAGGAAGGTCAGGACCTACTGGAGAGCGATCCGAAGGCGCGAGCGCGAGCGCGCAAGCACCTCAAGCGACTGCACCGACGGAACCAGAAGAAGGACGCTCGGCGGCACGCACGATTCGGAATGATGCCTGCTGCGCAACGGATCGGCTGATCGGGTCGAAGCGGATCCACGGGCACGAGCGCTGGAAGATCTCGAGCGCTTTCCACTCGCCCTCGCGGAACAGCGGGTAGCGGCCATCCCAGTTGCCCAGCTCGTCAAACACCACGATCGAACCCGTCTGGAGCCCCGGCTGCGCCGCGTTGAGCGCGGTCGTGGCGCTCTCGCACAGGTCGGAGTCGATGTGGAGGAGCGCGATCGGCGTGTCGCGCTCGAGGATCATCGACCGCAGGACCTTCGCGGTCTGGTCGAACCAGCCCGCCACGAGGATGCAGCGGGTCGGGACCGACGGCAGGCGCCCGCCGGTGTCGAACTTGCCGGCCGGGTGCGACTCGTCCTCGCTGTCCTGAATGCGCCACGCGCTCGGGAGCCCGCGAAAGGAATCGAAGCCGACGATCTGGTGATGGCGACTCGCCATGCACGCGAGGCGCGTCAGGCTCGTTCCCTTGTGGACGCCGAACTCGGCGATGATGCCGGCGCTGGGCGCGACCGACATCGCGTACTCGAGGTGGGCTTTTCGGTTCGGGAAGACCTGGATGTCCGGGCTGTCGAAGACGATCGGATCCATGGTCAGAGGGGAGCGAAGGAGGGCCTTGGCGCCGGCGGGTACCAACGCTGTACCCCCAGTCCCCGCCGGGAGGGTACTCCTGCGGAGAAAAAATGTCCAGACCTGGCCCTTGACAACGGTTCGTCTATACTCACCGGCGCCCTGGGGATTGCGCAACGCCGGACTCGAGCTCGTGGAGCGAGATGTCGGAGCGCAGCGCTATCGATTTCGTACCGACCGAGAGTTACCTCTCTCCTATCCTTCCGCGCTCGTCATCGCTCGAGCCGCAAGACGATCCCTCCATCCCGACCGAAGAGGTCCTGCTCGATCGATTCATCCGCAAGCCGGTTCGTGATTTCGAGCGCGGGCAGTGGTGGGTGAAGTCTCTGCGCACGGAGTATCTGCCGCAGGAGCGCGGCGAAGAGAACGAAGACTACGAGGCGCGTCTGCGCCGGAGCTACTTGTTCAACGGCGTGAAGCGCGCGGCCGTCACGCTCTCGGGCAAGCCGTTCACGAAGCCGATCCGTCGCTCCGCCGACATGGCGGCGCCGATGATGACCTTCCTGGAAGACGTCGACCTTCACGGAACGCGTCTCGAGGTCTACGCTCGCGCCCTGCTGTACAACGCGACTCTCGACGGCATTGGGTTCATCCAGGTCGACTTCCCGCGCGTGGTCGATGCCGAAGGGAAGCCGCAGAAGACGGTCACGCTCGATCGGATCGCTCGCGATCGCCTGCGTCCCTACTGGCGGCACATCGCGGCCGACCAGGTCCTCGGCTATCGGCTCGATCAGGACGGCAACCTCACGCAGTTCCGCTACTACGACTGCTCGTTCGAGGCCTCCGGCCGGTACGGTGTTGGGATCGTCCACCGCATCCGGGTCTTCGAGCCCGGGGTGTTCACGGTCTGGAAGTACGAGGTCGGCAGTAACGACTGGGAGATCGAGCTCCACGGCGCGACGTCCTACCAGGAGATCCCGATCTTGGCGATCCCGATGCACGGGTCAGAGCGGATGAGCGCTCGCCCGCCGCTGCGGGACTTCACCGACATCAACATCGTCCACTACCAGTCGACGTCCGACCAGCGGCACATCCTGCACCTCGCCCGCGTGCCGTTCCTGTTCGGCTCTGGCATCAAGGACGACGACGAGGAGCTCATCATCGCCCCGAACGTCGCGACCATCGTCGAGACCCCGGGCGCGACGCTCGACTGGAAGGAGACGCAGGGCGGGTCGATCGGCGCCGGCAAGGAGGACCTCGAGTTCCTCCAGGCCCAGATGGCCGAGGCCGCGCTCCAGCTGTTGATCCCCGAGGTCTCGAACGTCACCGCCACGGCGGCCTCCTACGGTGTTGCCGATTCCGTCAGCGAGATGCAGGTCAACGCGATGTCGCTGACCGACGGCCTCAACCGGGCGATCCTGCTGACGGCCAAGATCTGGGCGTCGATCGAACCGAAGGCGGCCGCGAACCCCGGCTACGTCGACGTCAACACCGACTTCGCTTTCAGCTACCGCGACATCGAAGAGATGCGGGTGATGCTGGATGTTCGCCGCGGCAAGGATCTCTCGCGCAAGTACTTCATCGCCGCGCTCGACAAGAAGAATCTGTTCGGCATGGAGTTCAACGCCAAGGACAACGACGCCGAGCTCGAGAAGGAAGCGGCCGAGGAGATGTCCCAGCTGTTCAAGATGGAGTCGATCACCGCGGCGGCCGCCGGCGACAGCGGGAAGCCCAGCGATGGCGGGTCGACCAAGCGCGAGATGAACGACGACGCCGAGAAGTCCAAGCGGGCAGGGAAGGCCAAGAATGACGCGTGAGACGGAGATCGCCGCGCGCGTGATGGCCTCCGAGCACGCCATCCAGGCGCTGGTCGTGACCGCCGCTACCCGGCAGGTCCATGCGCTGGCCCCGACCAATGCGCAGCTGATCGAGGGCGTGGTGTCGGCCGCACTGTCGCGCGCCATCATGGGCGGCGGCCGGCTGAGCGTCACCGGCGCCGGCATGCGGGTCATGCAGGAGGCGAAGGCCACGCAGATCGATCGCTACCTTGGCGCTGCGGCGGAAGCGACTGCAGAGATCCGACCGCTGGTCCACCAGCAGCTCGGCGAGATCGCGGCCGCCCTGGACGTCAGCGTGTCGCTCGCGGAGGAGTCGGTCGACGTCGAGGCCACTGACCCGTGGGCGCTCGACATCATCGGCCCGGCGCCGATCGAGCGGCTCGTCTCCGGCAAGCTGGGCAAGATGATCGAGGTCCTCCGGAAGCTCCCTCCGGGCAGGACCGAGACGGCGCATCACCAGCTCGAGAACGCCACCAAGTGGAGCATGATCGCCTTCTTCAGCCTGCTGCGGACCGTCGCGGCCGACATCCACAACGGCGGCCTCCTGCGGCTCTTTCGTGAGCGACCGTCCTGGATCGCTGGCTATCGGTGGGCGACCGAGACCGAGCCGGATCAGCGCATCGTTGGTGACTACAAGAAGGTCTATCCACTCGACTCCAGCGTGCGGCCTCCGGCCCACATTGGGTCCCGATCGGTGATCGTGCCGATCTTGACGGCGAGTGCCGTCGAGCGGCAGGCGAGCGTCGCGTGACGCGCGTGGTGACCATGGAGACGGGAACGCATTGCGGCCGGCGGCCGCGCAGGAGCACCGCATGAAGATTGCAGCCTTTCTCGAATCTCTCGATGGCGTCGAGGATGCCGAGCTCAAGAGCCAGTACCAGAAGGTCGACGGTGGGTTCGTCTTCATGCCGGATGGTTTGTCCGGCGACAAGGCGCGGCCGCACTACGACAAGATCGTCGCGCCGGAACTGCATGGCGCGCTCGAGAAGGAGCGCGACGTGCGGCGCTTGCGCGGCGAGAAGCTCGATGAATGGACCCGGCTCGGCATGGAACCGGCCGACGTCGAGAAGATCATCGTCAAGCACAAGGCGACTCTCGAGAAGGGCGCCAAGGAAGGCGACCAGAGCAAGGTCGAAGAGATGAAGGAGATTCACCAGAAGGAAAAGAAGGCGTGGGAGGCTCGCGAGCGGGAGCTCGAGGGTGAAGTCGAGACCTACACCACGCAGAAGGAAATGAACGACGCGATCGAAGCCGCGAAGGGCAGCAAGACTCTCCTCTTGCCGCACCTCGAGAAGTACGTCAAGCGCGTCGTCGAGAACGGCAAGAAGGTCGTGCGCGTTCTCAAGGAAGATGGGTCCGTCCGGCTCGGAGATGCCGAAGGAACCCCAATGACTCCACGCCAGTTCGTCGAGAGCCTGAAGGAGAACGAAGCCTTCAAGCCGGCGTTCAGCGTGGATGTCCCAGAGGGGGCGGGTACCCCAAGGGGCGCTGGAGCGACCACGCCGATCGTCGGTGCGGTCACGTCCGCCAAGCAGCTGAAGACAGACGCCGAGAAAGTCGCGTTCATCCAGAAGTTCGGGCGCGAAAAGTTCGAGGCACTTCCCCGGGAGTAACACGCCATGCCAGGACCCACGATCGGCACCCCGTCGGACCTCAAGGTCTACGACGAGTTTTACCAGAGCGGTCTCTACGAAGGGATCGCTCAGAAGACCGCAGGCTTCAACGAAGCCTCCGGAGGCTGCATCCGCCTCGTCACGAAGCGCCACATCGGCGACTTCACCAAGGAAGCGTTCTTCCAGGACGTGGAGAACCTGATCCACTACCGCGACCCGTCCGATCTGAGCGCGGCGACCGACATCCCTCTCACCCAGGGCGAGCTGGCCACCGTCAAGGTGCCGCGCGGCGTCGGTCCGGTGGCTCAGACGTTCGAGTCCTGGCAGCGCATCGGCAAGACGAACGAGGAGCTCTCGTTCCAGCTGGGCAAGATGGTCGCGGCCCACAAGGCCAAGGACTACATCAACACGGCGATCATGGTGATCGTCGCGGGCCTCAACAAGATCGGCTCGTCCGTCACGTACGACGCGACGGGCATGGGCGCCGGCACCATCACGCACACGCACCTCGTGAGCGCGATGGCGAAGCTCGGTGACTTCTCCCAGGAGATCCGCTGCTTCGTGATGCACTCGAAGCAGTACTTCGACCTGATGAAGCAGTCGATCGCCGACAAGATCTTCGAGGTCGCGGGCGTCACGATCTACCAGGGCACGATCGCGACGTTCGGCAAGCCGGTGGTGGTCCTGGACTCGCCGTCGCTGTTCGCCAGCGGCGGCAGCACGGCGTCGGTCAGCGACGACACCTACAACGTCCTGATGCTCAAGGACATGTCCTGTGTCGTCGAGGAATCGCAGACCGACTTCCTCGTCGGTCAGGTCATCACCGGCCTCGGGAACCTCGCCTGGAGGATCCAGGGCGAGTACGCGTTCAACATCGGGCTGAAGGGCATGGCCTGGGTGCTCGCGAGCGGCGCCAACCCGGAGGACACGGACCTCGCGACGTCCAACAACTGGTCGCTCAAGATGTCCAGCTACAAGAACGGACCCGGCGTCCTGCTGAAGGTGAAGTAAGGCGCGATGCGGTTCGGGCTGTACGCCCACGACCCCGCCGAGGGGGTTGCGCTGTCCGTAGCGGATTCGCTGCGGGCAGCGCAGCATTTCGTTCTCCTCCGGAACGGGTCGGTCTTCAAGGGCGACAAGGTGCGGGCCTACGGCGGGCTCGATGCCGTGTTCATCATGGGCCAGCAGCACACATTCGGCGATGCAGTGAGGGCGTCGGCAAGCAGCCTCATGCCGGCGTTCGTGATCGACCTGCCGCCGATCCGTCAGAAGGGCTACTGGCAGTTCGGTGAGATGGGGCTGAATCGTTTCCGGCAAGACCCGCCGTCCGATCGCATCAAGATCAGCGGGCTGATCACCAAGTCGAAGAGCGCCGCAGATCCGGAGGGCCCGGTTCTGTTCCTCGGCCAGAAGCCGCGGGACGCTCAGCACCAGATGGACGACTCCGAGCTGCGCGGGTACGCGGCGCGGGTCGCTCGACAGATTCACGAGGAGCTTCCCGACCTCGACATCTACTTCAAGCATCACCCACGCCGATGGGAGAAAGGTGATCGAGCTCCGGAAGGAATGATCGAGCTCGAGGCCGACCTGTGGCGTGCCCCCATCCCCAAGGTATGCCGCGCGATCCGACCGCGCGCGGTTGTGACGTTCAATTCGACCGGGGCGCTTGAGGCCCTCCTCGAGCGCGTCCCGGTCTTCTGTGACCCAAGCGCGTTCTACTCTGCAGTCTGTGGCACCGACGTCGCCGGCGTCGTCGAATCCGAATCGGCCCTGCCGTCCAGGCCGGCGCTCGAGGCGCTGCTCAGTTCGATCTCATGGGGCATCTGGCACGAGGAAGAGTTCTCTACCCCGGAGTTCGTGCAGCATGTTCTTGATCGCGTCGAGCACATGACGTCACTGTTCCGCGGGCCGAAGGAGCAGCGACAGGCCGAGCACGAGGCGGAGATGAAGCGCTCGCTCGAGATCGAAGCGAAGAACCGTCGGGTCGGTCGCGGCGGTCTGGTCAACGTCCGGCGCGTGAGGTGACCTGATGTCGCTCCTTCCAGAGACTGGCGATGGCGTCGCGGGCGCCAACACCTACGCCGCCCTCGCGTACGCCAACACCTACCATGCGGCTCACAACAACACCGCGTGGGCTGACGCCGAGAACGAGCCGAAGGAAGCGGCACTCCGCTACGTCACGATCTGGTTCGACGGCGGCCTCAAGTACATCGGCGAGCGGAAGTTCCTCGACCCGGCTTACCTCGGTTGGCCGCGCAACTGCGCCTACGACCACGATGGGGTTCTCTACACGGGCGTCCCCGAGCGACTCAAGATGGCCGAGTGCGAGATGGCGCTCGCGCATCTGACGAAGGCGCTGAACGAAGTGCTGGCCCGCGGCGGAGATCTCTCGAGTGTCTGGGTCGGTCCGATCACGGTCTCGTGGAACGAGTGGGCCCGCGCCGATCGCGCGTACCCGATGGTCAAGAAGCTGCTGCATGGCCTGCACCGCGGAGGTAGTTCGATCCAGCGGCGGGTGGAGCGTGGATAGGCCGCGATGTTCACCGCTTCCTTCTTCACCGACATCCAGCAGATCGTCGACGACCTATTCGTCGGCTCCGAGAAGTGCTACATCGAACGAGCTGCCGTCTACGATTCGGCGACGAACCAGATGGCAGCGCCGACTCCGGCTGGGCAAGCAATCGAGGCGGTCCTGGTTGGCGTGTCGCAAGATCTCGTCGATGGAGAGACGGTACTCAAGACGGACTCCTCCCTCGTGGTTCCTGGAAAGAGGATGTCCTTCATTCCCAAGCCCGGAGATCTCGTGAGGCTCGGGCCGAGTGCGAGCTCCGAGCCGGCGCTGGTGATCCTCGCGGCTCGTCAGACGCGATCGATCACGATCCAGATCCTCTACGAGATGGTCGTCAGGGTCTGATGCTCAAGGTCCAGTTCACCGGCTTCTGGCCGAAGAAGCGGCCCAACGGCGCGGAGATCAAGCGCCGACTGCTCGATGGCTCGACGCGCATGCTCAAGGAGCGGCAGGCGAACTTCGCCAAGGCTCTGACCGAAGCGCTGATGGTGACCGCTCCGAAGTTCTCCGGCCGCCTCCGCTCGAGCTTCACGGCCAGCCTCGATCGCCCGACCAACATCGGCGAGGTGCCGCCACACACCGGCGTTGCCGATTCGATCCCGCTCGATCGTTCGCGGCAGTTGGGCCAGCTGAAGGGCTACGGGCGCTCGCGCGGCCCGGCCCGAGACGTCTACGTCACCAGCCCGCTCCACTACGCGATCCCGCAGGACGCGATCCATGGGTACATCCCCGAAAGTCTGGTCACCGCCCGTCGAATCGCCGCCGTCCGCATGGACGACGAAGGCAGTGCCGAGAGTGGCCGCAAGGCGGTCATCAAGATTCTGAGGTCGCTGTGAACTGGTCCGAGCGCGACGAGGCGATTCAGGAGCTCCTGCTCGACCAGTGGACCGACACGGCGCTGTCCTGGGAGTTCTGGGGCGAGCTGTACGAGCCGAAGATCGGCACGGCCTACATCGTGCCCTCGGTGGTGGGCGAGGATGGCGGCCAGTCGGCCAAGGCCGGCATGACCAACTTCTACCGCTACACAGCGATGCTGCGCTTCGCCGGCTACTTCCCGCTGTCGACGCCCACGAGCACGGCGAAGACCGCGATGGAGACGATGGCGGCGCTCTTCCGCGGCAAGCACCTCGATGGGATCGGCAGGTTCAGGACGCCAACGCTGACGGGGCCGGCGAGGGATGGCGCGTGGCGCATCCTGATCGTCGACTGTCCGTTCGAGCGCGACGAGCACGAGGAGGTCAGCTGATGGACTTCACCTACCACGGGATCGAGCCGGGGGCTCTGGAGGCCAACGATGAAACCACCGAAGAAGCCGTCCCGCAGGAGAGCGAGCTTCAACACGAAGTACAAGACCGGAGGCCGAACCAGGAAGGGGAGGCCGCGCCCAGGGAGAGCTCGGCGCCGGTGAGTGGCAAGCGCCTGGTCCACCGCGAGGTGAGCCCCGGCGTCTGGATCGACAGGATGGAGTAAGTAGCACTCGACAAGATGCGCCGTGAGAGTATGATCTCTCAACGGCAACAACCCCGAGGGAGCGAACGGGTGTCGTTTCCGGGCTAGAGGACGGGTTCCTCGGCCCCCAACAATAGGGGGACGGAACGCAACACTCAGTCTGGAGACGACTCCATGAGCGATACCAATTACGTCACCGTAGCGCTGGCCAAGGAGGTCCCGCCCGACTGGGGTGAGACCCCGGCGGTCGACCTCGAGTACCAGCGCATGAACGGTGAAGATCTGGGCCAGGCCCAGAGCACCACCGAATCCGGCGAGATCACGCAGACGCGTGACGTCGCCGACATCGTCCGAACCGAAGTCAACGCCGACGGCGGGATCAACGGCGAGGTCTCCTACGGGACCCTCGACACCCTCGCCGAAGGCATGTTCATGTCCGAGTGGACGTCGGACATCACGACCTCGGCCACCATCGCCGCGGTCGCGACAGGGAACAAGTTCACCCGCGCCTCCGGCGACTTCACCGCCGACGGATGGGTGGTCGGCATGGACGGCTTCGCCGCCGACGGCACGTTGCCGGCAACCAACGGCTACTTCTGGGTCGTGTCGGTCAGCGCCACAGAACTGGCCGTCGGAGGCCTCACCCTCCCCGACGAGGCGGCCGAGGCGCGGACCCTCTCGAACGACGGGATGATCCGCAACGGCACCACCTTCACGTCCTTCTCGATCGAGAAGCAGTTCACCGACCTGACCAACATCTTCCATGCCTTCCGCGGCATGGTGGTCAACACGTTCGCGGTCGACGTGCAGGTCGGCAGCATCACCACCTGGAACGTGGCGTTCCTCGGCAAGAAGGCCGAGGCGCTCGGTGCCACCATCGGCACCGGGTACGTCGACGCCAACACCAACTCGGTGATGAACGCCATCGACAACGTGACGGCGATCTACCAGGACGACGTCCTGTCGACGCTCGACATCCAGCAGGTCGGGCTGTCGGGCAACAACAACGTCCGCGCGCGACGGGCGATCGGCAGCGCGGAAGCGATCGGCATCTCGATCGGCCGCTTCATGGTCGAGGGCACGTTCAAGGCGTACTTCGCCAACAACACGCTGTTCAACCAGTTCCTGAACTACACCACCACGAAGCTCTCGTTCCGGCTGTACGACACCGACGGCAACGCGTACGTCTTCCGCCTCCCGGCGCTGAAGATCACGCAGGCCAAGGTGGTCGCGACCGGTCCGGACGGCGACGTGATGGTCGAAGCGAGCTTCCGGGCCTTCCGCGACCCGGCGACGCTGGCGACCATGCAGTGGACGCGCTTCGACGGCGCGTAAGACGAAGTCACCTCGGGAGGGGCGCGGGTCGCCCCTCCCTTTTCGCCCCGGAGGGGCATGGAGTGGAAGATGAGTGAAGTGGCAACCAAGCTTGACCTCGGCACCCTCAGAAGCGACCAGAACGCGGAGCGTGATGGCGTGTGGCGCGAATTCGCGCCGGGTGTCGAATTCCGCATCGCGCGCTCGGGCACGAACGAGGACACGAAGGTCCTGAGAGAGCTCTACGGACCGTACGAGGTCCTCCTGCGGGGCGGCGACATGGACCCGGCGATCGACGCGAAGCTGAACGCCCAGCGGATCGCGAAGTCGATCCTGAAGGACTGGAAGGGCGTCGTCGTCGATGGCGTCGAGACCCCGTTCAGCCGAGAGGCCGCCAAGGACCTGATGCTCGGCATCTACGACCTGCGCGAGTGGGTCATGCAGCAGGCGTCCAACCCGACCAACTACCGTCAGGCTCGGAGAGCTGAAGCGGGAAAAGACTCCGCCGGCTGATCGAATGGGACGCTGAGTGGGCGCCGAACCTCAAGGCTCTGCTCGCGTACTTTCTCCGTACCGGAGAGGTGCCGCCTGTTGTATTGCGGCGGCCCTCTACCGGCTCGGCGGATCGCCAGTATCTCGACGTCTTCGAGGCGCTCAGCCGGGAGCGCAACACTCTGGACGCCATGGGCGGCAGCACGATCCTGCCAATCAAGGCGATCGACATCATGCACTACTGCAAGGAGATTCTCGAGGTGTCGGAACCAGAGGATCTCGAGGACTTCGTCCACGTCGTCGGCGAGATGGACGACGGCTATCTCGCATTCATTGCGCGCCGGCGCGAATCGGCCAGCAAGTCGACCAAGGAGTAGCGCGTGGCTGAGTGGGACGGCCTGACCCCAGTCGGTTTTCGCCTGACGGGCGAAGACGACGGCACGGCCGCGAAGCAGGCCGCGACGATCGAGAAGCTCGCCAAGGAGATGTTCGAGGCGAGCAAGGGTGCCATCTCGCTCGAGCGCGCCACGGAGATCGTCACCGAATCGCAGAAGAAGAACACCGCAGCGACGGAGCTCAGCGCCAAGGAGAGGCGGAAGTACACGGACGCCGCCAGGGCCGCAGTGAAGGCCATGGAGGAAGAGTCTGTTGTCCTGAAGACTCTCAATCGGGATCAGGCCGCTCACGCTGCGAGCCAGCCGATCCAGGGCCAGATTCGCGGCTGGAAGCAGCTCTCTGATTCAGCGCGCGACTACTTCCAGCTGGTAGCGAACCAGGCTGGGTTCAAGATCGGGCAGGCTGGCCACGTCAAGTTCGACGACATCGACCAGATGACCAGGGCGATCAGCAAGTTCCACTCCGTCGAGAAGCAGATGGCGACGGAGAGCGTCGCCCTGCATCGAAAAACGGCGGCCGAAGAGAAGGCATCGGCGAGCGTCGCTGAGAAAGCGCTCAACGACCGCGCTGCCGCCGGCCAGAGGGCGATAAAGGCGCGCGAGAGTGAAGCGCTCGCGGCGCTGAATGCTCAGAGGCGGACTGATGCGGCTCTGGTCGCGTCCGGCAAGGCGGCAATGGCGCAGCGTCAGGCCGACGCGATCAAGGCCCTCAACGTCCAGAAGCAGCTTGGCGCGGCGATGGCTTCTGACGTCAGCAAGCAGATGAACGCTCAGCGACAGCTCGGCGCCTCGATGGCGAGAGACATCGATGTCGAGATCAAGAAGCGTCAGCAGTTGCAGGCCCAGAGGGCCAGAGACGCTGCGGCGGCCGTCGCTGACGCCCAGAAGATGGCGGCAGCTCAGGAGGCCGCAGCGCTGCAGTACGTCAACGCCTGGAAGGGGCCGATCAGCCGGCTGACCAGCATGGTGAACATCGTCAAGCTTGCGTTCATCGGCCTGAGCTCCAGCATCGCTCTCCGCGAAATCGTCAAGTACGGCATCGAGTACAACCGCATCATCAACACGCTGTCCGCCGGTACCGGGGACATCCACAAGGCGTCGATCGAGTTCGAGTTCCTGAAGTCAGTCTCTCGAGATCTCCGGGTTGATCTGTTCGCGGCCGCCGACGAGTACTCGAAGTTCGTTGCCGCCGTGAAGGGCACGCCGATCGCTGGTCAGCAGGCCCGCGACATCTTCGTCGCCCTGTCGAAGACCACGCTGGTCCTCGGGCTCTCGGCTGATCGCACGCAGCGCGCGTTCCTCGCGCTGCAGCAGATGGCGTCGCAGACCTACGTCACGGCCGAGAACCTTCGCCAGCAGTTCGCCGAGCACGTCCCGGGCGCCATGATCATCGCCGCCCGCGCCATGGGCATGACGAACGACCAGTTCTACAAGGCCCTGTACCAGGGCAAGATCCTCGCTACCGACCTCCTGCCGAAGCTGGCCAAGGCTCTTGAGCAGATCTACGGGCCGCAGGCCGCGGCCGCCTCGCAGTCGATGATCGGCAGCGTCAACCAGCTGAAGACCGAGTACGAGCTCCTCATGGCGTCGATCTCCGAGGGGCAGGCCGGCGGATTGATTCAGGGCTTCATGGGTTCGATCGCCGAGTTCTTGAAGGGCCTGAACGAGAGTAAGGCGAAGCTCGACGAGCTGGTCCGCCACGTGATCGCGTTCGGAGAGGCGTGGCTGGCCGCCTGGGCGTTCGAGAAGATCTACGCCGGTCTCGCCAAGGTACTCGTGGCGGTCAAGGCCATCAGCGCCGTCGAGGCGGCATCCATGCTCGGCCCGCTTGGGGCCGCCGGTGGAATCGCCATCGGCGCTGCGATGTTCGAGCGCGGCAATCAGGATCTCGTGGCCAAGCAGTACGACGATTCCATCCGGAGCCTCACGCAGGGCTACCAGGAGTTCCTCGGCGCCGCAAAGGGGATCAGCGACTGGAGTCAGGCGCACAAGGGCGAGATCCTGCCGGCGTCGACGCAGCTGTCTCAGCTCGAGCCGATCGCGAAGAAGGCGGCCGCGGCGGTCGATTCCGCTCGGCAGGCCATCGCCGACATGGACAGCTTCGCGACGAAGCTCTCGCCGGGAGAGCGCGTTGGGGCTCTCTACGAGAAGTTCAGCGAGAAGGAGAAGGCTTCATTCGACATGGAGTTCTTCGGCGGCAACCAGCCGACGAAGGAACAGAAGAGCCTGACGCTCGATGCTCTCAAGTCGAATCTGACGGCGATCCTCGAAGACAGCAGCAAGTGGAAGAAGGACCTCGACGTCTGGGTCGCGGCACTGCGGATCTCCGACTACCTGACGAAGGACATGGGCGACAACCTCGCCAAGGCGTTCGATCCGAAATTCAAGGAGACGCTCGAGGCCCTGCTGGCGAAGCTGCGCGTCGCCAAGGAAAGAGTGGAGAAGAAGGAAGACCCGTTCCAGATCTACTCCGCCGAGTACCTGAACAGCGCGAAGAACCTCGCAGCGCAGCAGTTCGACAAGGAGAACTTCGGGTCCAAGTTTACCGCCGCTCAGCTCGCGACGCTCCGGCAGATCACGATCGAGATCGCCGAGCAAGGAGTGCTCGGAGACCGCGTCGCCGACACCCGCAAGCGGCAGTTGGAATTCGACACTCAGGACGCCGCCGTCTGGAAGAAGGTCAACGACGACATGCTGGCCGGGCAGGCCACCCTCGACAAGATCGGCAGCGACATCGACGAGCTCCTCGCCAATTCCAGCAGGGACCCGCTCGGGGCTGCCTTCGCGGCGGGCGAGAAGGCGCAGAACGCCTACCTGATGAAGCTCGAGGAGATCAAGGCCGCCAACCCGCTGATCGCCGAGCAGTCCATCGAGGCCTACAAGAGCATGGCGGCGGAGATCGGTGCGGCGACCGAGAAGCTGGAGCTCATGCGACTCGCGAAGAAGCACTTCGACGAGTCGACCGGCGGCCGGATGATCGAGATCTGGAACGAAGGCCTGCGCGACATGCAGAACACGTTCAGCGGCTTCCTCCAGGGGATCTTCACTCAGGGCGGGAACATCTGGAAGCGGCTGATGGATCAACTGAAGCAGATGTTCATCAAGATGGTCGCCGACATGGTCGCCACGTGGGCGACCGGCGAGCTCGCGAAGACCGCGCTCACAGCTCGCGCCGCCGCGGAACGCGCCGCCCTCGAGTCGGCATCCTCCGGCGGCGACTACAACGCGCAGGGCGCGGCCGGCATGAAGGCGTACTTCAACACCTTCAAGAAGCTCTTCTCGCGCGGCGGCTCAGGATCCGGTGCATCAGCAGGGTCGATGGCCGGAGCCACTGGCGGTGCCTTTGGGGCCTCCGGGGTCGCGGGCGCCGGGGCGGGGAGCGCATCCGCGGCCGGAACTGGAGTCGGGACCATCACCGGGACGGTCGGTGGCGGAACCGGAGGCGCCGCGGCCGGAGGCGCCGGATGGGCGAGCACTGCGGCGATGTTCCTCGTGCCGGCGCTCATGGCGGCAGTCGTCATCTGGGGACGGAAGAACGCGAAGGCCAAGACCTTCGGGAGCCAATCGACCGTCGGGCTCGGAGACGATGGCGTGCTCGGCGCGCTCGGCGGCGGGAAGTCGGCCGCGGCCGGCAACGCCGTCCTGAGCCTGCTCAAGAATCTCAGCACCGCTGCGGGCTCGTTCATCACCGGCATGGACGATGTGACCGTGCAGGTCAGGAACGACGGCAAGCGGATCCAGGTCAAATTCAAAGACCAGGTCTACGGCGATTTTATGAACATGAACGACGCCGTGATCTTCGCCGCCAAGAAGGCGTTCGACTCAGCGAAGTTTGGGTCGGCCGTCGATCCGCTCTTCAAGAGCATGGTGAAGAACTGGCAGGGCGTCGACGTCGAGAAGCTGAACCAAGCCGCCCAGCTGACGAAGCAGATTCTCGATGGCGCGTCCGGCCTGAGCGACCTCGGCATCGCCATTCGCGATGCCATCCCGTCGGTCCACAGCATGACGCAGCAGCTTCTCGACCTTGGCGTCAGCGCCAACGACGCCGCGATGCTGACCGAGAAGTTCGCCGGCACCACCTTCCTTGGTCTCTACCGGCAGATCACCGGCAAGCAGGAGACGCCCGCGGAGGAGCTGAAGCGCCGCAAGGCCGAGGCGACCCTGTTCAACGCTCAGGTGGCGATGTACCGGCTCGAGCTGATGGCGCGCAAGGCCTACCTGACCGGGCAGGTCGAGGCCGCGAAGGCGGAGATCGATCTCAACAAGGCCAAGCTCGGTGGCCAGGTGGCGTACCTGCGCGGGTCCGCGAAGGTTGCCGAGGGCGAGCTGAAGCTCGACAAAGCGAAGTTCGAGGGTGACCGCGCGGAACTGTTGGCGCAGATCGCCCTCTGGGAGGCGGAGCTCAAGATCATCGACGAAGTCACCGACATGCTCAAGGACCTCAACATCGACGTCGACTCCTTGAAGATCGGTGACGCCGGCAAGAACATCGGCAAGGCGGCCGGGACCCTGAACAGTGCCGCCGACCGGTGGAAGACCGGCGTCGACAATTTCATCAACGCCATCCACGAGGCGCGGCTCGACGAGTCGACCAGTCCGCTGACCGAGCGCGAGCGGCTCTCCACGCAGGTGAGCGACTTCCTCAAGCTCCTCTCGCAGGCGAAGGGCGGCAACCTCACGGCCCTCGACGCTCTGCCGGACTCCTACAAGGCCCTGCTGGGTTCGGCGAAGACCTTCAGCGCCGGCGGCACCGGCCTCGGCTTCCTCGGGATCGGTGGCGACACGTTCAAGCAGTTCTTCAACGCCCTCGAGTCGATGTCGATCGACTTCATCAAGTCGCCGCGGCCGAAGCGCATCTACGAGAAGAACGTGGTGTTCGACGAGCGGCTCAACAAGACCGAAGAGGAGAGCCTGAAGGAGAAGAAGAAGCACCGGCAGGAGAACCGCGAGCAGCTCGGTAAGATCATCATGGCGACGCAGGAAACGGCGGAGCGGACCGACGACGTGGCCGTCGCCATCAACCGGCTGGCCCGGACCGCCGAGCAGCAGTGGGGGGCGGCATAAATGTCGAGCCTCTACCGCCGGTTCCTCTATAACTTCCTCGGCGCCTCGTGGTCGGGGACGCAGAACACCACACTGGTGACCATGAGCGCGACGCCCGCGGTCAAGATCCAGGGCGTCACCAGCGATTACGTGTTCGACCCGACGCACACGGTCGAGGCCGACTTCTCGCCGTACGCGACCGAGTTCCTGATCGAGCTCGACGGCGAGGACGACACCGCGTGCTGGTTCTACGAAGGCGTCCTCTATTTCGTGGACGGCACCAGTGTGACCACCACGGAGGAGACGGCCGGGCTCGTCATCTGGGTCGACCACGGCGGCTCGGGTGACCAGCTCGTGCGGTTCATCGACGTCGCCTACGGGCTGCCGCTGGCCGCTTCGCCGACGCCGGTTCTCGAGTGGCCCGTCAGCGGGGTCTTCGAGATGCTGCAGACGCGCGGGGTCGGCAAGGGTGGCGTCTCGATGTACCCGAAGGCCGCCGAGGAGGCGATGGCTGCCCTGATCGGCGGCTCGACGCGCACCGTGCTGCCGGCCGACGCCGACCTGCGCTGCGACCTCTTGATCGAGTCGGCGCAGTTCATCCGCGGCCACCGCTACGTCACCGACATCCCGGCGGCCTGGTGGGCGATCGGCCCGGGCGTCGGCGATCCGCAGGTTCTCTCTGGCGTCAGCCGATCGGTGAGCGACTCGGGAGACGATGGCGCCCGGTTCGACTACAGCGCCACCGTGACGTTCGCGCTAGCGGCCGGAAGCCCGGCCTACTCGGTCATCTTCTGGGAAGAGACCACCGGCATCCTCGTCGGCTTCTGCCCGCTGTCGGTGCTCGGCGCCGGCGTGGCGGCGTTCCTCGTCCTCAATGGGTCGAACGTCGATCTCGAGTTCACCCAGGACACCGGCATCCTGACCCTCCGGGCGGCCGCCTGACATGGCCGGCTCGATCCATAGCTTCACGCGCGGAGGGGCTCTGGCCAGCGCTCCGATGACGGTGAAGTGCCCAGCGACGGCGCCGGTCGGCTGCCCGCTCGCGCTCGGCATTGTCGTCCACGGCCGCAACGACAAGACGACACAGCACGCCTACAGCCACACGCAGGCCGGCTGGGACTTCGTCGGCGTGGTCGACAACTACGGCATCGCCGGCGGCGGGCTGCCCAACACCGACTACTGGCAGATCTGGGTCTTCACTCGGACCAAGGCCGAGGGCGACGAGTCGTGGACCTTCACCTCGCAGGTCCAGACCGACCCGGCGCGCACGTGGATCATGGTGGCGGCGCCCGGCGTGGTCCTGCCGGTCGCGAGCTTCGCGATCGTCCAGGACAGCACGAACGTGACGGCGCACTCGTTCGGCAGCTTGACGATGGGCGGCGCCGGAGATCTCGAGATCGCGTTCACGATTGCACTGAGCTCCGAGATGAGCGTGACGCCAACGGGCCTGACGTTCATCAGCGAGAACACCAAGGCGGGCGACGGATCGGCGGCCTTCCAGTCGAAGATCAGCGCGTGGTACCAGGTGGTCTCGGGCGGCGGGGCCACCGGGGTCATCAACTACACGTCGCTCGTGGCGCGCGACTTCGCCACGATCGCGATCGAGCTGACCAGCACGACCGGAGCGCAGACGGCCGGCGACGGCTTCGGGACCGGCATGGGCGAGATCGAGGTCCCGGCCTACTCCGGCCTGCCGCGGCTGTCTGCCGTCAACGCCGACGATGCGGCGTTCGATGCCGCGCTCCGAGACGAGCGGAACGTCCCGATCCTGCTCGCCACCTTCCAGCCTCTCGAGTCGGACGCTCCGGCGGCGCCGCGGCTCACCGAACGGTTCTCGACCGGCCGCTACTCCCGCCAGTACCAGGGCGCGATCCAGTCGTGGCCGGAGATCACCCGATCGCTCTATGGCGACTCGAAGGTCGGCGGCCGCGTCGGGCTCACCGTCGGCGAGCTCCCGTTGCTCAACAACCGCGAGCTCCCGCCGGATGTGGTGACGGCCGGCATGCGGGCCATCCTGGGCGGCGTGCTCCGCGCTTCCGCGGGCGGCGAGGTCTTTCGCGGTCAGCCATTCGCCGGGACTCTCGGCGGGCAACTCGATGCCACGGCTGGTGGCGGAGGCGACCACGTGCTCGAGGGCGATGAACTGGGTGGCAGCCTCGACGCGGACGCTGGAGGCGAGAGGGTCCGCTACATCGACGTCAGCCGGTTCTACTTGCCGAACTACGAGCACGACACTGGCTCAGCCAACGGCGGCGACGGTGATCCGGGCTACGAGCAGATCTACGACGCGCCGATGAATGGGGCGTGGGCGACCACGGACCTCACCGCGAGGCCACTTCGGCACCGATCTGGATTCATCGCCCAGGGGTGGAACGAGGATTCCGACTCTGTTGGGTCCACCAACAATCAAGGCTACCGCATGGGCCACTTCGTCAGCGCTCCGCTGGCTGCGCAGACGATCAGCGGCACGGTGAAATCGTGGCTCCAGTGGGAGGAGAGCAACGCTGACGACAACATCGATCAGGTCTACGCGGCGATCCACATCATCAGTCGCGACTGTCTGACGTTGAGGGCGACGCTTCTCGCCTACGGGCAGTACGACGGCGGGAACGCGGAGCTCAACCCGACCACTCCCCGCAACCGCGTCGCGATCGCGGCGGGGACCGCCATTTCCAGCTATACCTGTGAAGCCGGCGATCGCATTCAGGTCGAGTACGGGACGGGCCATTCCGGGGCAGGATCGACGCGCCGTTCGTACATCAGTCTCGGAGTTCATTGCTCCGGATCGTCCGACTTGCCAGAGAACAACACCGACACCGCGGCCGGTACCAAGCGACCCTGGATCGAGTTCTCCGACACGATCAAGATCGAGGACAACTACATCTGGCCCCTGCTCTGCCAGACGGACGAGCTCGGCAACTTCGGTCAGTTCGCATCCGACGTCACGCAGCACACCATTGACCTGACGACGTCCGCCACCGGGTTCATCGGCGGCTACAAGAGCGGCGACAGGATCATCGTCTTCTTCGTCAACGACGGGAACGCCACGGTGTCCGTCGGAGCTGGGAACTCGTTCACGAAATTCGTCGACGTACTCGCCGACTCGAGTGCGGCGCGCATGACGGGTTGGTACTTCGACTGCACCGGGAGCTCGCACACACTCCGGCTGGACACGAGCGCGACGGAGAAGGGAGTCTACGTTGCGTTCGTCATGCCGGCCGGGACCTTCAAGATCTCCGAAGCCCCGGAGGAAGGCACCGTGAACACCGGGAGCAGCACGACACCATCGGCGAATCCCATCACGCCATCGTGGGGCTCGTCTGGGTATTACCAGACCGGCTACGTGCAGGTCGATTGGTGGGCCGGCGGGATTGCGGCTTCAATCTCCGGCGGTCCGTTCAGCCCATCTCTGAGCCGGAGGCAGACCGTCGCCGGCGGAGTCGGGATCGCCGTCGGCGCCTCGTTCATTACCGGCACCGTCACTCCGAGCCATGGGACCGGGTTCACGACCATTTCGTCCACGGCCAGTTGGGGCTCCATCACCGTCGGGTTCTGTCCGGTGAACTGATGGCGACCACCGATCTCGGCGCAGTCAACAACACGACCGTCGGTCGGCTGGATCGGCTGGTCGGCGAGGCCATCTTCGATCACCAGCCGGCGGCGCTCGATGTCGACGTCATCAACTTGGCGACCAAGGCGAAGATCCTCTCCGCCCCGCGGCGACTCCTCACCGCCGAGAGCGTGGCGATCCGGCACGACAAGAGCACCAAGGTGTCGATCGCGATGGCCGACCTTCTGCGCCGACTCGAGGTCGCGGCCCAGTCGGTCACGCTCCTTGGGATCGGCGGCAACGAAGGGACCTCGGCCAACAAGGGCCAGCGGGCGCCGATGGTTCTCGGGGCGCAGGAGAACTTCGAGGGCATCCGGATCTCCTCGCAGGACCAGCTGTACCTGCTCCACCGCGACAAGGGCGGCCACCCGATGCGGGCCATCACGGCCGCGAAGGCCGCTGGCGACGTCTACAGCACCGACGACTACATCGTGACGCTCGGCTCGAGCAACACCGTACTGTTCACCACCGACATCCCCGACGGCGCGCGGGTGACGTTCAACGGCGTCGGGCCCGCCGTGGCGGGCGACACCGTCGCGGACTGGTTCACCTTCGTGTGCTCGACGATCGGGCCGCTCGCCTCCTCGGAGCTCAACGCGGCGAGGCTCGCGCTCTTCAAGGCCGCCGTACCGTTCGCGGCCGGCTGGTACATCCAGGGCGACGAGACGATTGCGGAGATCCTCGACGCGCTCGTCTCGGCCTACGCCTGGTGGGGGATCGACAACGACGGGCTGGTCGACGTCGGCGTGAACTCGACGCCGCGGTCCGACTACGTCGACTACGAGATCCCGACGAACCGCATCCTTGAGGCGGAGATGCTGCCGATCGTCCCGCCGGCGCGCTCGATCTCGACCTGCTACAGGAAGAACCCGACGGAGATGTCGGAGGACGAGATCGCCGGCGCCGCCAAGGGCACGGCCGACGCCCTCTGGATGACCACGCCGTACACGAAGATCACCGGCTCGTGCAGCCGCTACCTCTCGGTCTACCCTTCGGCGCGGACCGCCGACGACTATGTGACGCCGTTCCTGCGAGAGAAGGACGCCCTCCTGGTCCACTCGTGGCTCGCCGAATCCTTCCTGTCGCCGACGGTCTACTACCGGATCCGCTTGGCGCCGGAGGCGATGCGCTACAGAATCGGCCGCGTCGTCCGCTTCTCGTACCCGCGGTGGGGGCTCGCCGATCCCGACCAGTACCGCATCGCGCAGACGAAGCTCAACGCGAACCGGACGGTCGAACTGATCGTCTGGAAGAACAGGAAGCGCTATGTTCTCTCTGGCGGCACAACTGGGACGTATCTCGCGGCGACCGACGGCTCGCCACTGGGGATCTGAGCCATGACGCTGACCTACCATCCGGTCGTCGCCTTCGAGAACCAGCTGCAGCGCCCGTCGGCGGTCTTGGCTTCGGCAGACGCCACCGACTCGGACTTCCCGATCAGCAACCTGGCCGTCGGCAACCTCGGCGACGTCGCCGCCCTCACGGGCACGACGACGAATCAGTTCGTGCTCGATCTCGGCGTCGTCAACCAGCCGGTCGGCGCGGTGTTCCTGCGGTTCATCGCCGGCTGGGAGGACATCGCGAGCATCCACCTCGAGGCCGACGACGAGGACACGTTCACCTCTCCGCCGTTCGACCAGACCTACACCGACTTCATTCCGCAGGACGACGAGTGGGACATCAACATCCCGCGACGGCCGCACTTTCAGGCGTTCTTCGAGCCCGTCGAGTACCAGTACTGGAGGGTGACGATCGTCCGGACCGGCGGCAGCGTCGACCTCGAGCTGGGCGCCGGCTACTTCGGCCCCCATGTCCCGCTCAACACCCTCATCGACGGCATCGCCGCCTACGGTCTGCAGGTCGAGACCGAGAGTGCTTCGGAGGAGGAGCAGTCGGATCTCGACATCGACTTCTACTACGCCCGGTCCCAGCGGCGGATTGCGACCCTCAAGCTCGAGGGCAGCACCGACGCCAAGGCGACCGCCATGTGGCTGAAGAAGCTCCAGTACGCCGGCCACCACTCGGACGTCCTCTACTGCTACAACCCGCTCGTGACCGACGCCGGGCTCATCCAGTACTCGACGATCTGGGGCAAAGCGCGACTGACCGGCTTCAACCACCACGAATTCGACTCGTGGGAAGGTAGTCTTGTAGTCCGAGAGAGGACCTGAGATGCCGGAATCTCCGCTCGCCCCGCAGACCGTCTATGACGTCGGAGCGCCGATCGTTCCGGAGGCGGCCGACAGGATCTTCGTCACTCAGGCTTCGACGGGTGAATCGAAGTGCGTTGAGGTCGGTTCGCTCGGCGGCTCGGCGACGCGCCTCGAAGTCGGCCTGTCCGGCGACACTAACGACCTCGACCCCGGCACGGCGTCGTGGCTGCGCGTCGACTGCACGAACACCGGCAGCAAGCTGACCGGCATCGCGGGCGGCGTCGACGGGCGACGCATCCTCGTTACGGTCGCGCAGGGGCTCAGCAACCCGTGGTACGCCTCGCAGGAGGACAGCGGCTCGGTCGCGGCGAACCGCTTCGTGTTCGGCGACATGATGCCCGGCGTGCTGATGGCCGACGGCGACTCCTTCGGGCTCGTCTACGATGGCGACCTGTCGCGATGGACCTGCGAGTTCTACAATCGCGCCAGCCTTCAGCACCTGAAGGAGGAGAAGGGCCTGCTCGGATTCACGCTGGCAAACTCCGGCGCCGGATCGAGCGCCGTCATCGTTCCCGACTACTACCGCTTCCGCTACCTGACGCTCAACACCGGAACGACGAACTCCGGATCGGCGGGGGTTCACAACGGCGACCTCGCCGGGTTCATTCGGGACAGCAGCGTGGGCGAGGCTTGGATGCTCTCCGGGCCGATCTACCTCAGTACTCCTTCGGATGGCACCAACCGCTTCGTGATGCGTTGGGGTTTCATGTCCAGCGTCAGCGGCGAGCCGTCGCACGGGATCTACATGCGGCACGTCGACAACGTGAACTCGGGCCGCTGGCAGGCCGTGTGTCGGCAGGGAGGAACCGAGACAGTTGCTGACTTGGGGCTCGCGGTGACGGGCGGCTTCTTCGGCTACTTCGCGATCATCTCGGCGCTCGATCATGCCGACTTTTACTACCTCGACGCGGCAGCCGACCCCTACCGCATGAAGTTCGCCTGCCGTATAGCAGCGAATCTTCCGAGCGGCGTTCAGCCATTCGGCTACGGAGCGTCGATCGTCAAGACGGTCGGGACGGCAGCGCGCGAGTGGTATCCATACGAACTGATCCTCGAAGCGAACGGGGGCTGAGATGGCTGACGAACAGGTCAAGGCAGGGAAGGCCGCGGTCGGTCCGGAAGACCGCGAGCTCTCCGACTTCGGCCGGATCATCCTCGGCCAGAAGCCGATCTTCGCGCTCGACTGGCAGCCGCGCGCCACGATGGGCGCCGGGGTCAAGAGCCCGAAGGAGGTCGGCCCGTCCGCGAACTGGTACCAGCTCGCCCTGATGCTCTGCGCCATCACGCGCTTCGAGCGGGCGCTACCGTCGTTCCGCTACGTCCTCTCGGCAGCGAACGACTGGAAGCAGGGCGAGTTCGACGTCGACGACCGCCACGACCTGTTCCACTTCTATGCCTTCGTCGGTCAGCGCCGTGCCTTTCGCGAGATGGGCCGCCTCGACGACGCGAAGATCGCCGATGGCCAGGTCATGCAGTGGCTCGCGATGGCCGCCTGCGGCTGCGACCAGTTGAAGGACCCGCGTCGCACCAAGTTCGGCTGGGCGCACCAGCGCACGAAGATCCCGCTGGGCGACGACGGCAAGAGCGACATCCACTACATCTGGAAGCGAGGCCTCGGAATCTCGCACCTCGGCACCGGATTCGGCAAGGCCGCGACGACGCCGGCCGACAACCAGGCCCCGTTCTGCATGAAGCTCTTCTGCGACGCCTACGAGAAGGAGATCCGCAACGACGTCGGTCGAATCATCGCGGCGTACAAGGCCGGCGGCTTCCCGCTCGTCTCGCGCTGGATCGTTCGCGGCGGGCGCCCCAATTCCTACCACTGGGTGCGCTTCGCCAACGGCGGCGTACTGACCGTTCAGGAGACAGACTGCGGCATCGACGACATGCGCTCGGTCGTTCTGCGGCAGGCGGCCGGGTCGCCGCTGATCCAGTTCCCCGACGGACTCGTGCCGCGCCAGCAGAGCGCCGACGACTGGGCGAAGCTCGACGTTGTCGCCGGCACGGTGAACGCCTACTACAAGCTCGGCGCGCTGACGGCGAAGGTGTTCAAGTGGGCCTTCGACCCGAAGAGCATCGTCCTGCACATCCAGGCGAACCCCGCGGGCGTCATGCACCTCGTGGAGCTCGACGGCGGTCCGCAGGTTCTCGAGTGGGAGCCGGAAGGTGGTCTTCCGGCGCTGGACGACGACGGCGCGCCCGGGGAGCAGACACCGGGGGGCTTCCCCCCGGGGGGATCGTCCCCCGAACCGGGCGCGCCGTCGCCGATCCTGCCGAAGGTTGCCGGTGGCGGCCTCGCGGGCGCTGGCGGTTGCGGCTCGGCCGGCGGGATCGAGGCCGCGGCCTACTTCGTGGTCGTCGTCGCTTTCCTGATCGCTCTGGCTGCCATCTGGGACCTCCGCGGCCCCATCCGCGCCACCTTCCGGAACTGGCTTGAGCGGCTCGGGCTCAGCGGGCCGCGAGGAGGGATCGTCTGATGGACCTCTTGCACACCGCGCTCGTCGCGATCATCCGCGGCCTCTCCGTCGGCGTCGTCCTGCTCGGCGGTTCGCTCCTCGGGTATTACGTCGCCCTGGGGACGAAGATCATCAAGAGCGGCATCCCGATCGAGTCGCGCCGCCACAGGACCGCCATGTGCCTCGGCGACGTTCTGTTCGCAATGGTGCTGTACTTCGGATTCAGCTACTCGCACCCTGGAATCCAGCTCGCGCTCGTCGGGCTCGTCGCCGCCCTAGCGGCGCACCTGGTCAGCCTCTCCTTCCTTCTCCGCAGGACGATCCGTGACCACAAGATCGCAAAGACAAGGGGCTGACGTGCTGATCGATCCGACGACTGACCCGCCAGTGGGCGACTTCTTCGCGAAGCTCCTGAGCCTCGGCAACGCCGTGCTCGTCATGCTCACGGCGGGGCTCTCGATCGCGATCAAGTCGGCGGTCGACCTCCGCCGCGGCAAGGTGGACACGAAGAGCGTCGAGACCGACACGTCGGTCAAGGTCATCGGCGAGTGGCGGGCGCTCTACGAGGAGCAGCGCGACGAGCGGATCAAGCTCCAACAGAGGGTCGACGAACAGCAGAAGCGCATCGAGGAGCTCGAACAGAAGATCCACGCCGAGAAGCTCGAGTGCATGAAGAGCATCGAGGTGCTGACCTCTCGCCTGAACTCGCTCACGAACGAAGTCAGGAACAACAGTGGCGCGCGGGCAGCCGGCGCCTAAAGGAGAACCGACATGCCCACCATCACTGGAGTCATCACCGACTACGCAGAGCAGAAGGCGCTCGACCATCTGTGGCGCAAGGTGTCGTGGACCTTCCCGACCGTCTACCTCGGGCTGCTGATCGCGACGCCCACCGACGCCGGCGGGACCGAGGTGACGACCGCCGGGACCAACGGCTACGCGCGACAGGCGTGCGGCACCGGTGGCGGCTCGATCTTTAGCGCCGCGACCGCGCGATCGATCACGCAGATCACCGACGTCGCCTGGGGCCCGTCGACCGGCGGACCGTGGACGAACGTCTGGGGCATCGGTGTCTACGATGCCTCGACCGGCGGCAACCTGATCGCCTACGCGCGATCGAACGCCGCGGTGATCGCCACCACGGACTCGTACCGTCAGCTCGCGTCCGATCCCCTGGTCTTCACCTTCACGGCCGGGACCAAGTGGACGACCACGATCCTCAACGCCCTGCTGGACCACATGTTCGGGCGCACCACGATGGGCGCGGCGGTCGACGTCTGGGTGGCGCTCTACTCGGGCGACCCGCTGGGCGCCGGCACCGAGGTCACCACGGCTGGCACCAACGGCTACGCGCGCGTCGCGCTCGACGACATCATGGGCGCGGCATCGGGTGGCCTGATCCAGAACAGTTCGCCGGCCGCGTTCGGTCCGGCCAGCGCGGACTGGAACGGCGGGGCCAGCTTCGATTACTTCGCCGTGATGTCGGCGGCGACCGCCGGCGTGGTCCGCGGCGGCGCGGCGATGCTGTCGCCTCGCACCATCCTGAACGGTGGGTCCGGCAGCTTCGCCGCCCTCGCCATCAACGGCACACTCGACTGAGGAGAGAGTCCATGAAGATCGTCAGCACCATCCGCGTCTCCGTCCCGATCCGCGTCGCCAAGGACCTGACGACCGTGATCGACGGCGACAACCACGTCATCGCCGTCGCAGGCTCTCCGACGCTCGCGGCCTGGCTCGTCGACGCCATCAACTCCCAGAAGGGGATCGGCTACGTCGACGCTCCGTTCGTCGAGGATGCGGTCGAGACGGCCGCGCTCGCCGCAGCCGAGCCGCTTGTCGCCGACCCGGTGAAGGTCGGCGGAGTCGACGAGGTCGGCGGCATCGGCGTGGAAGCGCAGCCGCTCGAGGGCTGATCGATGGCCCGCAGGTTCTACGACCGCGTCCAGGAGACGTCGACCACGACGGGCGCCGGCGACTTCACGCTCGCCGGCGCCTCAACGCAGTGTCAGACGATCGCCTCGCGGTTCGCCGTCAACGACCGCTTCCGCTACTTCATCCTCCTGCAAGGCGGGACGGAGTGGGAGTCCGGCTGCGGCTATCTCTCCGGGTCGACGACGCTCGTGCGCGAGCTCGTCTCGGAGTCGAGCAACGCGGACGCTGCGGTGACTTTCTCGGCCGGGACGAAGACGGTCGCGGTCGGCCTGATCTCCGACGACATGAATGACTTCGAGGACTGGATCCTCGCGCTCCAGACGAGCGCAACCTACCCAACAGGAGCTCTCTGATGGCTGTCAACAACAAGCCGGTCTTCGCCAAGAGCGTCGTGCTTGGGAGCGCGTACACGATCGCGACGCTCACGGCCCGGACGAACATCACGGGCGTCGGCGGCATCACGAAGATCACCAACACCATCACCGACGGCGGGAAGATCGAGTGGATCCAAGTCCAGCTGGTCGCGACCTCGGCGCTCGCCGTCGTCTTCATCTGGCTCTACGACGGGACGACGAGCTCGATCATTCTGGAGGTCCCGATCCCGGCGATCACGCCGGACACGACGACTCCGGCCGCCTCGGCGCTGGTCAACGTCGCTCACCTCAACCTGACGTCGACCCACCAGCTGTACGCCTCGACGACGATCGCCCAGAACACGAACGTCCACGCGCTCGGCGGCGGCTTCAGCTGATGCCGATTTTCACGGGGCTCCCGCGTCGCCAGCCGACCGTCATCCCGCCTCCGGCGGGAGCTCTGCTGTTCTCGACCGTTTGGAACACGTGGACGGTCCCCGACTCGGGCTGGTACCGCGTGTCGTGTCTCGCGGGCGGCGGCTCGGGCGGCGCCTCGTCGATCAACACGACGGGCGGCGCGGCAACAGGAGGCGGAGGCGGCGGGTTCGCTGAGACGGAGGTCTATCTCTACAAGGGAACGATCATCAAGATGTCGGTCGGCTCGGGCGGCGCGACAGTCGCGCGCACGTCGGGCCAAGGTGCGCTCGCCGGGAACGCTGGCGGCGACTCCTACGTCATCGGCGGCGGCATCGCTCTCTACTGCACGGGCGGTGGTGCTGGGCAGGCGTCGACGACGAACGGCGTGACCTCGAACGGCGGCACCGGCGGCGGAGCGCGCGGCGGTGCGATCAACTTCTCCGGCGGCGCGGGTGGGACGGCGCTCCACACGACCAACGGCGCCGAGGCGTCGGGCGGCGGCGCGCCGGGATCTCCCTACGGCGACGGCGGCGCTGGCGGCGCCTGCACCTGCACGGGAGTCGGTGGCTCGGGTGGCGGAGCGATCGGCGGGCGCAACGGCGGGACGTCCACCGGCACGACCTCGCGCTCGGGCGGCGGCGGGACGGGAGCGGCGGGAACGACTGCGGCTGCCGCTGCGAACGGAGCGGGCGGCGTCAACCGGCTCGGGCTCGCCGACACCGCCAGCGCGGACGGCCATCGACGCATCATCAACTCGACCTCGTCGATCGGCTTCGGCTTCGACTCGATCATCGACCCGTTCCGCGCTCTCACCGGCGGCGGCTCGACGGGCAACACGACCACGGGCGCGGGGTCGGGCGGCGGGTCGGGCGCGTCACCGACGGTCGGCGCCGCGACGTTCCAGGTGTTCTACGGCGGCGCGGGCGGAGCGAGCGCGGCGGGCGTCTGCGTCGCTGGCGGCGTGATCCTCGGCGGCGGCGGCGGCGGTGCGGCCTGCAACGCGGCGAACACGGCGACCTCCGGACGCGGCGGGAACGGGATCGTCGCCATCGAGCGGATCGGCTAGGCGATGGGCGCCTTTCCTCGGCGGGTCACGCCGATCCAGCGCGGCGCAAGCTGCGCGATGTTCTTCCGCCTGACCACGAACTGGACGGTCCCCTACGCCGGTTGGTACCGCGTCGCGGCGATCGGAGCGGGCGGCGGCGGTGCGGCGTTCGCCGGGAACGACACGACCGGCGGCTGCGCTTCTGGCGGTGGCGGTGGTGGACTGTGCGAGAAGACGGTCTTCCTCAACGCGGGCGACGTCCTGCGGATCACGATCCCAGCAGCCGTCGCTGGGGGTTCTTCGACTGGAGCGAGCAACGTCGGGGGGAACGGAACGGACGGCGGCGACGCGATCGTCACCGGCCCGCGCATCAACCTGTTCGCGGGCGGCGGCAAGGGCGGCGCCGCGTCGACCGGCGGCAGTCAGACCGGCGCGCTCGGCGGCGTCGCATGGGGCGGCGACTGGAACTCTGCGGGAGGCAACGGCGGCGACTGCTCTGAGACGGGCGCGTCCGTGGCGGCGTCCGGCGGCGGCTCGTGCGGACTCCCCGCCGGGATTCGCTCCTTCGGGACGTACCAAGGCGGGAGCGGCGGCTCGGCGGCGGTGACCGCGAGCGGCTTCGTCGTCGGCACCGGAGGCGGGAGCGTGTACGGCTTCGACGGTCCCGCTGTCTCGACGGCAGTCAACTCGAACAACGGCTCGGGCGCAGGATGCGGCGGCGGGAACACACGCGCCCGGATGGACTCGTCGACGTTCAACCTGCCGCACTCTCTGAACTCGCTCGACGGCCACGTTCGGACTCAGCCCAGCACATCGTCGCTCGCCTTCGGCTTTGAGTCGTTCCAAGACCCGCTCCGCTACTTCAGCGCAGGAGGCGGGGGCGTGGTCATCACGAACAACGGCCCCGGCGCCGGCGGGTTCGTCAACGATCCTCGCGCTGGACTCCAAGGCTCGATGCTCGGCGGCGGCGGCGCCTTCGCTCTCGTCTCCGGCACGGCAACCGCACTCCAGCCGCTCATCGGCGGCGGCGGTGGCGGCTCGGTGACCAAGACTACCGGCACCTGCACCGGCGGGTCGAGCGGGCGCGGCATCGCCATCGTCGAGCGCGTCGCAGAGCCGCGCGAGTCGAGCCCGTTCAAGAAGGTCGTCTACTGCCGCCAGACGGCGCTGTTCTTCATCGCCGACACGACGTACACGGTGCCCTACGACGGGTTCTATCGGCTGAGCGTGATCGGTGGCGGTGGAGCAGGAGGGTGTGGAGCGGCGGCGGCGGGGACTCGACAAGCGGGCGGCGGCGGCGGTGGTGGGTTCTCTCAGAAGGAGACGTGGCTGACGGCGCGAACGGTGCTCAATATCAAAATCGGGGCGCGGGGGGCTTCGGCGACAGTCGCGGTTGGCGCCGATGGAGCAGCAACGGGCGGCGACGGCGGAACTACGTCAATCCTCGGTGGCGGGATAAGCATCTTCGCAACCGGGGGGACAGGCGGGGCGGCGACGATCACCAACTCGACAGCGTCCGGGGGGTTGGCAGGAGCAGGCAGGGGCGGAGACATCAACTACAAGGGGGGAGATGGCGGCTCAGGACCGGGCCAGGCTTCCGGTATGCGCTCTGGTGGCGGCGGAGCTTGTGGGAGTCCGTCGGGCGCTGGTGGGAACGGCGGCTCCGCAGCGGCAGCAACCCCAAACCGGAACGGGGGCGGCGGGGCGGTCGGTGGGTTCGTGGGCTCGTCGACATCGGGTGCCATAGGAACTGGGGCCGGTACCGGAGGGAATGCGACGACCGCGATCAGCGGGACCTCTCGCCTTGGTTACGATCCAGTATCTATCTGCGCAGATGGTGAACTGAGGAACAGCGCGGGCCAATTCACGAAACAGGGTCTTGAATCACTCTCGCACCCGCTCTTCCAGATGAACGGTTCCGGAAGTGCAACTCCATGCGTGGGTGCGGGTACTCAATCAGCGTCATCTATAACTGGACCCACGACGATCACGGGAGCGGTCGGCGGGATCTTTGGCGGTCATTGCGGGAACCTCGGGGGGACAGGAGGCATCGACATGTCCGCGGCTTTTGCTTTGATTGGATCTGGAAGTGGTGGGCTGTGCAATAGCGCCCCAGTCACAAACCAGAACGCCTCCGCGCAAGGCGGCTCTGGCCTCGCGGTCATCGAGAGGATCGGCTGATGTTCGCCGGAGCTCCGTATGCCTCGGTTCCGTACGCCGGGCTGAGCGGCGGCGCAACCGTCGTCCTCGAAGGGACGCTCGACGGCCGGCTGGATGCAACCGCTGGTGGTGGCGGCCTCCACGCCCTTTCCGGAACGCTCGCTGGCCAGCTTGACGCTGCCGCGGCCGGCGGCGGGCTCCACGCTCTCGCCGGCTCCTTGGCGGCGCAGCTGAACGCCCAGGCGGCCGGTGGTGGGCTCCACGTACTTGCTGGCACCCTTGCCGCCCAGCTGGACGCCGCGGCCGCTGGTGGTGGCCTCCACGTGCTGGCCGGCACGTTGGCCGGCGAGCTCGGCGCTACGGCCGGCGGATCGGCGCTCGTGGCGCTGGCCGGGACCTTGGCGGCCCAACTGGACGCACAGGCCGGCGGTGGAGGCGTAGTCGTCCTGTCGGGCACGCTCGCTGCCGTCCTCGAGGCCGCTGCCGCCGGCGGGGCCCTGGTGACCTTGGCGGGCACTCTCGATGGGCGACTGGACGCGAGCGCCGCCGGCGGCCCGGTGGTCTCCCTGTTCGGCACGCTTGACGGCCAGTTGGACGCCTACGCCGGCGGCGTGATGGCCGTCGGCTTCTTCGGCACCTTGGGCGGGCAACTGGACGCCTCGGCCGGAGGCGAGGGCGTTATCGTCTTCGCCGGCACGCTGGACGCCCAGCTCGACGCCTATGCCAGCGGCTTCGTCTCCGAGAAACTGCCGCCGGGCAGCCGGATCGTGCTGATCGGCCCGATCGACCGCGAGGTCCTGGTCGAGGTTGCCGCTCGAGAGGTCGCCGTCGCCGTCACGGAACGAACCGTCGTCGTCGCCGTCGCCGTCCGAGAGGTCTCGGTGCCGGCGGTTGACCGCGAGATTTCCACGCCGTACTCTGATCGCAACGTCGAGGTGAACTGATGGCATGGGCCCCGAAGGATCCGAACGATCGGCTCGACTACGTCTTCGACTTCACGCCGGAGCTCAGCGTCGCCGGCGACACCATCGACTCGGTCGAGATCGCGCTCGATCCAGTCGACGGCGAGGACCCGCCGGAGCTCGTGAACGGCGACGGCGCCTACGCTCCGGAGATCATGCTGGGCGGCATGAAGGTGCGCGTCTGGCTCTCGGAGGGGACGGACGAGATCTCCTACCCGGTCACGTGCAGGGCCACGGTCGCCTCCGGTCCGCCGACGCGCGTCTACGAGCGGACCTGCATCCTCAAGGTCAAGAACCAGAAGGTGGCGTGATGCGCGATCGTCAAGAACTGCGCGATGCTCTGCTCGTCGGTAACGTCAAGGCCTTCCTCCGGGCGATCCGGCTCGGCGAGGGGACGAAGGACGACCTGGGCTACCACCGGCTGGTCGGAGGCGAGATGGTCTACGACCTCTCGCACCACCCGCGCAAGCTGGTCGACGTGGACAAGGACGGCCCCGGCGACGGCGACGGCGACGGGACGGCGGACAGCACTGCGTTCGGCGCGTACCAGATCAACTGGCGGACCGAGAAGGACCTGCTCGCCAAGTGGGGCTTCACGGACTTCTCTCCGGAGCAGCAGGACGAGCGCGCGGTCGCGCTGATCATCCGCGAGGGGGCGCTCGACGACGTCATCGCCGGGAACGTGCGGCAGGCAATCGCGCTCTGCGCGTCGTGCTGGGCGAGTCTGCCCGGTTCTCAGTATCCGCAGCGGCATGAGAAGGTCGACAGCGTGCTGGCCGAGTACAAGAAGCACGGAGGCGACGTTGCCACCTGAGACGGAAGACAAGGACGTTTCGATCGGCATCGGCGACAAGTCGATCAAGATCCCGCTCGGCCCGAAGGCGCGCGTCCTCGTGCTGCTCTTCGTGATGGCCTGCGTCGTGTCGCTCGGCCTCTGGTTCGCCGAGCTCCCGCCGTTCACGAAGGGGAAGATCAAGTTCGACCGCGCCGTCGCCGAGCAGATGGTGATGGCCTCGCGCTACCTGGCCGAGACGCCCGACGCCGACGTCACCGTGGCGACGGACCCCGGCGGCCGCTCCGCCGTGCGCCACTACCACGACGGCAACCTCTACGCCTACCGGACGCCGGTCGACCCGGCCCAGAAGGCGCGCGGCCAGTTCGTCAACCTGACCGGCGAGAAGTTCACCCCGCTGGACGACCGCAACGAGATGGAGATCGGCGGGATGCTCTCGACGCCGGCCTTCGCCGGGACGGACCCGGCGCGCTGTGCCGAGATCTTCCACTCGACAGCCCACCCCGGCGCACCCGACACGAAGCAGGAGCCGCTCGACGACTGCCACGCCAGACTTTGGCGCGCCTACGCCGACGGCTGCGTGAACTGGCAGCTGTGCTCCTGTGACGCCGGCTGCGAAGTGGGGCAGGACGGCTATCCGGTACTCCACTGGACGGCCTGCACGCACTGAAAGGAGCTCCAAGATGACCATCACCGCAGCGCTCCCCGTCCTCCTCGGCCTCTGGTTCCTGATCTGGGGGCTCAACCAGTTCTTCGGCGGCCCGCAGCCGTTCATGCAGAGGTTCCTCGCGGTGCTCGCCATCGTGATCGGGATCATCTACCTGCTGGGTCGCTTCGCATTCTCGGCGGGCTGATGCGGACACGCTGGTACGTAGCTGGCGGCTCCATCGCCGGGGCGGCGATCATGCTGTTCGGGATCTGGATCGGTCGCCCGACGCCGCCGCCGCCCAAGCCGGCGCTGCCGACGATCGCAGAGCATCCGAAGGACGCGGCGCCGACCCAGGAGACGCAGGTCCTCCTCCAACTGGTCGCCGGGATGCAGGCCCAGCAGCAGGAGTTCCTCCGCCTGATGCAGCAGCAGCCCGGGCGGAACTCCGATCAGAGCGCCGCCATGACGGGCATCCTCCTCTCGCTCCTCAACGAGCAGCGCGCCGCTCGAGGCGAGGCGCCGATCGCGCCGACCGCATCGCCCGAGGAGATCTCGAAGCAGATCGTCGCCCAGGGCGGCGTGGTGCTGCCGGAGCGGGTCGTCCAGGCCCCGTGCGAGACGCGCGGCCACATGCACGGCGTGATCCCCGCGCGCGGCGCCGACTGGGAACTCATCCCCGAGTGGGACCCGTGCAAGCCGCCGAAGAAAGCCGGCCTGTTCGACTTCTCGAGCGGCACGCTCTACTCGCTCAAGCTCGGAGGAGCGCTCTGGGGGAACGCGAACCTGACGATCGCCGACGAGCTCGCTGCGTCGCAGCTGTCGCTCGACGGGACGCGGTTTGGCTGGGGCGGCAGCGTCGGCGCCGAGCACATCTGGATGTCGAGCACTGGAAAGTTCTGGCACGGCGTCGGCGTCGAGGCCGGCTATGATCATTCGCCGATCGTCGGCGCGTGGCGCGGCTGGGTCTACTACTCGCCGAAGCTCTGGATCCCATCGCAACCGTAGTCAGTTGATGAACGACTCGCCGGCTTCGGGGCGAGAGTAGGTCACGACAAGGAGGCTCGAGCCCACCGACGCGCAACACCCACGGCGACCCAAGAGACGACGGCAGCGGGACCGAAGCCCCGCTGCCGTTTTCTTCTACATCTGGATCGACAGTTTCCGCGCGACCTCTTCCACCCGCTCGAGCGAGATCGTCATGCCGTTCACCAGCTCGAGCATCCTCTCGTCCGGCCCGCTACTGACTGCCGCCAGCGCCTCCGCCCGAGCGATCGCGGCCGCCGCGATGCCCACCGACGGCTCGACTCCCTCGACCGTGAGCCGCTCGCCGGTGAGCACCTCCACCTGGGTGGCGATCCCGTTGGCGACCGCCATGGCGAGCCTTATCCGGAGGGTCTTGTCGTCGATCAGGTCCATGTCTCTCTCGACGAAAGTACTCGCGATCGACCGCAGGAGCTCTCCGCTGGCAATTACTGAGGCTAATAGGGTTTGCAGCTCTTCCTTGGGGGTCATTCCCTAGCGTCTCCAAACGAATCCGTCGGCTTGATCGCCAAACGGGGTGCTTGCGTTGACAAAGGATATCTGCTACCTTCCTGTGGCTATGGACCCTAGCACGAAACCAGAGCGCGCCGGACCCGTTCGACCCGACTACCTGTACCTGAATCCGTTCGACGTCGACCTCCGCAAGCAGCTGATCGCCGAGGCGAAGCACCTCAAGATCTCGGCGGCGAACTACATCGCCTCGATCCTCGCCGGCCTCGGTCTGCGCGGTCGCGCCGACACGTACTCGCAGCATCACCGGACGCGAGCGCTGAAGGCCGCGAACGATGCGATCAAGAGCGCGAAGAAGATGCCGAAGAAGCCTCCTTTCTACGGCGACTGACCGTGGAGCGAATCAAGCTGTCGCACAGCCGACTCTCGATGCTGGCCAAGTGCCCGGTCCAGTTCGAGTACGTCTACATGAAGGGCATGCGCCGGCCTCCGGGCTCGGCGCTCGTCACCGGCCGCGGCGTCGATAGCGCGGCGAACCAAAACCTCGGCAGCAAGATGCTGACGGGCGAACTGCTCGAGCTTGACGTCGTCTCCGACATCGCGCGCGACACCGTCGCGGCCGAGATCGAGAAGGACGGCATGGTGCTCGAGCCCGACGAGGCCGACATTGGCCTCAAAGCGGCGATCGGCGTCGCGAAAGATCGCGCGGTGCGCATGGCGCGCCAGCATGCGATCGAACTCGCGCCGGTCCTCGACCCGCTGACGATCCAGCGGAAGTACGAGGTCGAGATCGACTGCGAGACGGGCCCGATCGACTTCTCTGGCTACTCCGACGTCGAGACCAAGGCGAACGTCCAGCGCGACCTGAAGTCGTCGCGGAAGTCGCCGCCGGCCGACGCCGCCGAGAATTCGATGCAGCTGACCGCGTACGCGACGATGAAGACCATCACGGACGGCGTGCCGCCAGCGAGTCTGTCGCTCGACACGATCGTCACGCTCAAGAAAGAAACCAAGATCATCCAGCAGCCGACGACGCGCTCGCGCGACCAGATGGCGCAGTACCTGGACCGCACGCGGCGCGCCGCTGGTCTGATCCGTTCAGGCAACTTCAACCCGACCGACCCAAGCAACTGGTGGTGCAGCCAGCATTGGTGCGGGTTCTGGGATCTCTGCCCCCACGCACTGCGGCCTGTGGCCGTCGTCGTTGGGGGCGCAACCGTCCGGGCGGAGCCCGGGCAGAAGGAGTAGGACATGGTGAAGGCGATCAACCCTCTCGACCCGCTCGACGGCGAAGAGAGCACGGCGGCAGCGCGACCCACGGCCGTTCCGAACGAAGCGACGGACGACGACCAGGACGACCGGATCAGCGCGAGCATCTACGGCGCTCGCGCCGGCCAGCTGCGCGAGATGGCGAAGGAGCTCAAGACGAGCCCGCGCAAGCTCGTCGAGGCGATCCTCGTGACGACCGAGGATCTCGCGCCGGCGATCGGCCACATCCTCGAGCAGCAGCTCGAGGAGAAGAAGCAGCAGATCGCCGAGCTGAAGGCCAAGTACAAGAAGTAAGACACGAGAACGGGCCGCGCGGCGGGGCCGTAGCGGCCCGTTCTTTTTTCTCCGAGGA